AGCTCGCTGAGAACGTGCTGCCCGCGCTGGCCTCGATCTTTAGCGACCTAGCACCCCTGCTCGGCACGTCACTCGACCTGCTGGTGCTGATGTCCCCCGCCCTGGGTGCCATCGCCGCCGTCCTCGACTTGATCCCACCGGACCTCATCGCGTTCGCTGGCGGGCTCGTGCTGTTCAACCGTGCAGCCAGCATCTCCATGGATCTGCTGTCCGGCATCGGCCCGGCGTTGCGGTCACTGCCCGGCATACTCCAAGGCACAACCTCGGCGCTACCAGCGGCCACGTCAGGCGTCGGCAAGCTCGGCGCAGGGATGCGGGGACTCGCCGGGTCAGCGGGCGCGCTGAGCCTCCCGCTGCTGGGCGCAGCCGCCGCTGGGTTCGTGCTGTTCAAGGGCTGGCAGGACGGGCGCGAACGGGCGCGCGAGTTCCGTGAGGGCGTCGAGGCCCTAACCCAGTCACTAGAAACGCTCGATGGCATAACCCAGCTGACCTCCGCTGGGATCGCGAAGTTCGCAGAGGAAAGCGAGAAGTCGCGGTTCCAGACCAACAACCAGGAGGACGACCTTCGGCGCCTCGGCCTGTCGTATCTGGAGGTCGCGAACCTCGCGCAACAGAGCGCTAGCGGGCTCCGCGACTTCGTGGCGGCGGCACAGGCGAGCGGCGAGGTCCGCATTCTTGATCCGACCGGGCGTGACGTGGCTGTAGCCAAGCTCACGAACCAGGAACTGGAGAACCTGATCCGCAACCAGCAGGGCGCCGGCGCCGGGGCCAAGGTCGTTCTGCGAGGCAACACCGACCTCATAACGTCCTTCCGCATCCTCACTGATCAGGTCGAAGAGGCCGCCAAGGCCCAAATCGAAACGGCCCTGGCATCGGGCGATCTGACGCAGGCGCAGGTTGACCAGGCACGCGGGATGGACGAGAGCGGCGAAGCGACTCGTTCCAACACCGACGCTCTGAATGAACTGGAACCGGCGATGGTAGCGGTGGCGCGTGAAGGCGAGCGTCTACGCAGCCGGTTCGACCCGCTGGCCGCCGTTCTGCTCGATACTGGCGATGCATTGGATCGGCTAGGCGAAGCCTCTCCTGCGGTGGCCTTGAATATCGCGCGGGTGACTTCGGCTACGGACCCATCCGGCGCGTCGCTTGTGGCGCTTGCCGTGGCGCTGGATACCGCTGGCCTGAGCGAAGCGGACATGGGCGACGCGGCCCTGGCGCTGGGCACTGACCTTGGTTCGCTGCAAGGGTTCGTGGAGCAGACCACGACCGCCGTGCAGGGCTTCGTGGACGCCGCGGTCGATGGGCTGCCGTCCATCGCTGATGCGTTCGAGGACGCTAACGACGATTCGAAGGTGTCGGCCCGCGAGTTCATCGCCGGGCTGAAGGACACCACGAGCGATCTGCTGTCGTTCATCTCGGATCTGAACGTCATCATCACGGCAGGGTTCTCCGAGGTTGCGGGCACTCTCGCCGCGCAGGGTGTCGAGGTCGCGAGCACCGCTGCGCACGAGCTCGCTGAAGCGGCACGCGCTGGCAACGAGGCCCTCCTCCTGGAGACTCAAGCGGGCCTGGATGAGCGCGACAACGCCATCGCGTTCTCCACGAAACTGCTGGAAGAGAAGCTGGGTCCCGAGTATGTGGACGCGCTGGGTCTGGTCGGCACACTGTCGAACCAAGAACTGGCGACGCGCTTCACGCCCGAAGTCGAGACACGCATCAAGATGGGGCTGGCCCAACTGGCTTTAAGCGAGGACGGCCGCAAGGTCGCTGCTGCCGCTGCGACGGCTGGCGGTGAGGCAGCGCGCAGGTACGGCGAGACACTGGGCCTCGACGCGAAGACCACCGAAGCGGCCGTCAAAGCGGGAGAGGCTTTGCGCCTTTCCGCTGTGACGAGTCTGGCCGATGCAGCGAGGGCAGCAGCGCGCAGCACTGGCGATGCTTACGTGGCGGGCCTGGAATTGTCGTTGAGTGGTCCTCAGTCCATCCGTCAGCTTGAACACGCAGCAGAGACGGCAGCGGAAGCCGTCGATCTGGCCGTACGACGGACGTTGGGCATACAGTCCCCGTCGCGCGCTGCGATGGAGATAGGCGACCTGTTCGGGCAAGGCCTCGTTTTGGGCATTGAAGCCACCGAAGCGGCCGTCGCCGCCGCTGCCGAGGCGCTAGGCCTATCAGCCACGGCAGGACTGACGCAGGCTGGCAACGAGGTCGTCGCTGCAGCTGAGCGCATCACCAGGGACGCCGTGCTGCCGGTCAGCGTGTCCGCTGACATCACGGGGCAGCTGAGCGGGACGAGCAGCGCGGCGGGCGGGCTGCTCGTCCAGTTCGGGGAGGGCAGCATCGTGGTGAGTATCAGCGGCCCGGTCGACCCGACAGTCGCGCGGCAGGCCGGTCAGGCCATCGCGGACGGCATGGCTGAGCGGCTGGCTGAGCGCAGGCTCGCAGTCACGGCACGCGCTCAGGCGTAGAGTCAGCGCCGTGACCCGCTGGAATCCCTCTGACCCGGCGCTGGTCGGACCCGAGTTCCTGGGTGCCGTAGCGAGCACGGTCGAACCGGGCGCGGGCTCGGCGGCGGTGCAGCGGTTCCGGTCGACCGCGACGGAGACGATTAGCAACCTGCGCCTGCACCGGTTGATCACCCGGCTTTCGATGGGATCGGGCCAGCGGTTCTATGTGGCCGAGGTGTTCCCTGCCGGCGACGAGGTAGACCCGGACCTGGCGTTCACCGTCGCCACGTTCGCGCCTAACGCCAGCCTGCTCACCGGGGCGGTCTACAACCACACGCTGTTCCCCGCCGACCACACCGGCATAGACGAGTGGCCGCCGAGCTACAGCGACTACATCATCTTCCCCAAGACTGATCCTGGCACGCTCGACCTGGAGTTCGCATCGGCCGCGCTCAACGCCACCGGGCGCATCGCCGCCGTCGCGGTCGAGGTCGTCACCTGGCTCGGCACAGCGAGCAGCGAAACGAAAGGGTGGACGACCTCGACCACGGTCGCGCTCCGCAACGGTGGCAGCACCTACGGGTCGATCACCCGCACCGTGCCACTGAACAACACGGCGGGCACAGCTGGCCGCATGTTCTTCAACTGGGGTGAGATCAACCCGATCACGGGGCTGCCGTGGACGCAGGCCGATGTGGCCGCGTTCGACACGTCCACGACGCGTGTGCGGCTGGCGAGCGGGCAGCCGGGCAGCGCCAACTACACCGCAGCGGTGCGCCTTGTCGTCGTCTACGAAACCTCGGAGCGGCGGCTCGCGCGTGGCGCATTCGCGACCGGCGACGGGGTGCTGGGGCCCGCCTGGTCGGACAACATCGCGCTAGCGAGCCCTGCCGGAGCGGCGAACTGGGCCAAGGTCAGCGACACGAACTACGCGCTGACCGTCCGCCGCGCCGACCGGGGCCTGATCGGGGGCAGCGACTCGATCGCATGGACCGCGCTCTACGCCGTGGCCGGTGAGGAGCCCCCGATCGACCTGCCGTCCTACACGACCGAGGCCACGACCATCAGCCATCTGGTCGACAACAACGCCACGCTCGCCAGCCAGGTCGCCTCATCCGAAGTGCTCGACTCGGGTCGGGTGCTGGCGTTCGTGCTGCGAACCAACGCCGGGGCGACGAGCGTCGACGGGCAGCCCTACGCGGGTGTCCGCACCGCCGCGGTTCACACCAGCTCGCTCGCTAACCAGGGTGAGCTGCGGACCACGGCGAGCGACGACTACGGGCGCCTCAACCTCGTGGTCGGCGCGGTAGGTGGCGTGGCACCGACCGCAGCGCTCGTGGTCGAGGTCGTGCGGCGCAGCGACAACGTGACGATGGGCACCTTCACGTTCCCGGCTGCGCTGATGGGTGACGTGTCCGGGTCCTTGCAGCAGATCGAAGTCGAGTCGCCCTCCCCTGTAGCGCTCGTGGCGGGCACGCAGTACTACCTGAACTTCCTGAGCTCGACCGCGGCGACAGCGCCGTGGGTGGTTGCCTGGCTGGCTGTCGAGGCCGGCGGCGGCGGCGTGCTCTACCAGGAGGCCACCTACAGCGGCGGCACGGACGAGGCCAGCCCGATAGACGGGGCAGCGTCCACGACTCTGACAACGACGCCGGGCGACTTCGTGGGGCTGCTCGTGCTGGCCGTCGATGGGCCGACCTCGGTTGCGGCGGTAGCTGCTGAGCAGGCGCTGCCCGCGCTGCCCGCGTCGGACTGTGCGCCCCCGGCGCTGCCGTACGCGTCGCTCACCTGGGGTGCCACGGCGCACGGCTCGCTGTTCGCCCGCTACCGCATCCAGCGTCTAGGTGCGGACGCCTCGACCTGGCAGGACGTGGCGACGATCATCGTGGAGTCGGTCGACTCGTGGGGCGACCATGAGGCCCGCATCGGTGTGCAGGAGTCGTACCGGATGCGCGTCGAGCTGACAGACGGGTCGGCCTCGTACTGGTCGTCTGCCGTGACCGCAACGCTGCCGAGCGAGGGCTGCGGGCTCTGGTTCACGAACAACGACGCCCAGCCGGACGGCGTGGCCTACACCGATGTCTACCGACGTTCGCCACCGCTGCGTGGCTTCGAGTTCCCCGAGGCCGATGAGGTCACCTACCAGATCATGTACGGGCGCGACCTTCAGGTGGCGTTCCGGCCCCTGTCACGCCGCGGCGTCACGTTCCAGCGGCGCCTGCTGGTCGAGTTCCTAGGCGCAGCTGACCCGGTGTTCGGCATCGACGCCCTGGACGCGCTGCGCGACCTGGCGTGGGCGACGCTGCCCTACCTGTGCGTCCGCGACGAGGCCGGTAACCGCTGGTTCGGTTCGCTCACCGTGCCCGAGGGTGACCTGTGGCAGTCCCCCGCGGGTGCGTGGGCCGAGGTCGAGTTCGTGGAGACAGTACAGACACCCGCGGTGGTCGAGGTCACCGAGGACGTGGCCGCGGCCGGTGACTTCCTGTTCGTGAGCGGCGACGTGATCGAGCTCGTGGGCGGCGGTGCGCTGTCGCTGGTGTCGTGACCCGTAGCATCTGCTCCGAAGGAGTCGCCCCATGACTGATGTCATCGACCTGCTGAACGATGCGGCACCCACCGCGGACGATCTGGTCTACGTCGTCAACGACCCTCTCGGCACGCCAGGGGACCGCAAGGTCACCTTGCAGAACTTGGCGACGGCGCTGGCCGGGATGAGCGGCGGAGCCTACGTCGACCTCGTGAACGCGCAGACCGTGGGTGGCGTCAAGACGTTCACCAGTGATCCGATCATCCCTGACGAGGCGTACGGCGTCGGCTGGAACGGGGTGCTGGAGCCGCCCACGAAGAACGCCGTCTACGACGCCGTGAGCGGGCTGCCGACGTTGGACACGGCGACCCCGGCGTCGCTCAACGTCTACACCGCGGCGAACATCACGTACGTCGACTTCATCGGCGCGGCGAGCAGCTCGGTGTTCCAAGACTCGGTGTTCCGGGTGCAGGACAACGGTGACGCCACCAAGCAGTTCGCGCTGGATCTGGGGTTGGCGACGACCGGGACGACGATGACGTTGCGGGCTTCGCAGGCGGCGAGCCGGGTGCTGGTGCTGCCTGATACGGACGGCACGCTGCTGGCTACCACGCTCTCGCAGACGGTGACGGGACTAAAGACGTTCGAGGGTCTGACGGCATACACGTCCCCTTCGCCGCGGGGGATCGGGCTCGGCAACATCAACGACCGGTCGCGCAACGCGATGGTCGAGCTCTACGGTTACGCGGCCCCGATCCAGGCGATCCTCGGGTTCATGCACGCGGGCGGCGGGGTTGGTACCGAAACGCAGACCCCTACCTCATCGAACATCGGGACCGTCGCAGCGCGTGGCTACAACAACGCCGGGGCCTACACCTCAGCGAACCAGGGGTTGCTGCGGTGGACGACCACGGAGGCTGTCACCGACGCTTCGCGGGGCGTCTTGTTCAGCCTGTTCGTGACCCCAACCGGGACAGGCAGCAATGCCGAGGGGCTACGAGTGTCGGCGAACAACCCGGCTCAGGTGATGGCACGCGGCGCTCTCGTCGCCGGGGCGGGCGGGTCGTTCGTCGCGGCAGCAGCGGGCATCGGCCTGAAGGTCACCGGGGGCGTGCAGCTCGTCGCCGCCGCTGTGACGATGGTCGACGGCAACAACAACCATGATGTGGAGATCACCGCGCCCATCATGGTCGTGCAGGGCCCGACCGCCGCGTTCGGGTTCAGCGGGTTCGTGAACCCCGGTGGCGTCGCACCGCAGAACGGGCAGCGCATCGTCATCCTCAGCCGCCTCGGCCTGGCGATGACCGCTCTCAACGAGGATGCCGGGTCGACCGCCGCCTACCGTCTGCTGACCCTGACCGGCGCCAGCCAGACCACCACGACGGACGGGCTGTTCATCTTCGTCTACGACGGTGTGAGCGCTACGCCCCGCTGGGTCAAGGAGGGCATCGCCACATGACGACGGCGCCTCGGTGCCGCAACGGGTCCGACGCCTGCCTGCCGCACCTCATGTCGGATGTGACCGACACGTTCCAGGTCGGGATCGTGGTGCGCCTCAACATGGGCCTGACGATCTTCCGGTACACGATGGGCACCGACCCGCTCGACCCCGCCAACTACGTCACGGCCGACCTCAGCGCCAACGCCACCGTCGTCGCTGCACTCCTGCTCACCGACCCCGGCAACGGTGTCGACGGGATCACCGTCGAGGACGGTCACTTCATGCTCGGCATCGGCATCGATGACCTAGGCCGTGTCTGGCTCGCAGGCAACATCCACAACGACCCGCAAGCCGTCTGCTTCAGCGACGCTGCCGCGGGTGTTCCCGACTTCACGACCTGGAACACGCTGACCGAGAGCGCGATGCCGTGGGCCGCGTCGGGCCTCAACCTCTACACGTACAACCACTTCGACCGCATGAGCGACGGCAGGCTCGTGTGGGTGTTCAGCCAGGAGGACCAGTCCGACGCCAGAGGCCGCGACCAGCTCGGCTACTACCTGCCGCTCGGGCGCACCGTCGCCAACATTCAGGCGGGTGGCACCGCTGGCTGGCGGCCGATCTGCGACACGGCCAGCGGGACCGGCACATGGACGGGAGTGGCGGGCAGCCTGCGCGGCGAGATCGGGTTCTCCACAGGGACTGTGGACACGATCAACGATCCGCCGCTGCCGGGCGACGACGCTGTGCGCTGCTACGTCAACGGCATCTACATCGAACGGAAGCCCGCGGGCGACCGCCTCTGGGTGCTCGGGCACTGGCGCACCGACCGGCGCGCTGACGGCGCTCAGCACCCGTACGTCGTCTACACCGATGAGATCGGGCTCAACACGCTCGGCTCGTGGCGCAACCCTGCGGGCGAGGTCGTGACGATGCCGATGAGCTGGGACAACCGTGCCGAAACGGAGATGGCCGGGCTGCCGTGCTCGCGCACAACCGGCCCGGACACCGTGGCCGTAGGGCTCGACGGGTTCCCACATGTCGTGATGGCCAACGGCATCACATCGGAGATCGACGGGCTGCCCAAGGGAGTCAACCCGAACTACGGGGGCCGTATCCGGGCGGACTGGACCGGGGGCGCCTGGACGTGGGTCAACATCGGGAGCGGCGGGGCTACACACGTTGTAGCCGCGGGCCCCGACCGGGCCATCTACGCCGTGCAGACCGCGGCGACCGCGATCTACCTCGTGCCCTACGGCGGCAACGTGTCGGTCAGCCCCAACGGTGGGCTGCCGGTCAGCCCCCGCTGGCAGAAGGGCGGCGACATCATCCAGAACGAGACGATCACCGTGGGCTCCTCGACCGCTATCGCTGCCGACACGATGAAGGGCTGGTTCGACCCGGTGGCCCTGTCCACGCATGGCCGCCTCGATCTGCTGATCCCCGATGGTGACGACCCGCGGGTCTACTCCTTCGGGGCTAACTTCCAGGCTCACGCCGAAAACCCATAGGAGACACCGCGCATGACCGACACCGCACCCACCGCGCCAGAGCCCGTCGCTGAGCCAGAGCTGGAGTCCGACGACCTGCTCGATGCCAAGGTGAGCGACCTGATCCCCTACTTCCTGCCCGAGAGCCGCCTCCACGTCGAGGTCGCCTGCCAGCAGATGCGTGGAGCTCGCCTCCAAGCCGAAGTGAACCGGCTGCGCCAGCACATCCTGTCGCTGTCGTCGGCGCTGCTCGCCGCGGGCGTCGACCCGGTGACGCTCCAGCCGACAGCAAGCAAGCCCGAGCCTGGCCCCGAGCGCAACGGTGCGGAGGTCGCGAAGGACAAGAGCGCAGCGACGTAGCCTCTAGCCGTGCCCACGACCGCCGAGCTTCTAGACCTCACGGCGGGCATCGGGCAGCGGTCGAGCACGATCCGCTGGGACGTGCTCGACCTGGCACTCACGAAGGTCGGTGAGGTCACACCGCTCATCGGCAACGCGTCGGTGGAGCAGAACACGAACCGGCGTATCAACCGCACCCTCCAGGGCGTGACGCTGGCCCCCACCGACCAGGCCAGCCTCGACCCGTTCGGGAACCGGCTGCGCCCAGTGTGGGTGCTGGAGAACGGCGCCGAGTTCAACCTGGGCGTTTTCATCCTCGGGAGCATGGACCGGGCCCGCCACGAGTGGGGGCTGGAGGCCGACGTGCCCGCCGTCGACCAGACCCTCATCCTCGACCAGCCACTAGAGCAGACCGTCGCCTACGCGGCGGGCACCCCGATACGTGACGCCATCATCGACCAGTTCACCATCGCTGGGGTCCCGTCCTTCGATGTGGACGTGACGATCACCAGCCAGCTCGCCAACCCGATCAGCTGGCCCGCAGGCAACACGTTCCGGCTCGACGTGGTGAACGACCTCGCCGCGCTCGGTAGCGCGTTCTCCGCGTACTTCGACAACGACGGGGTGGGCAGGGTGAGCCGCATCCCTGATCTGGCGTCGGCTCTGCCGTCGCTGATCTACGACTCGGGTGGGCGCATCCTGGCCGGGTCGATGGTCGAGTCCGACGACCTGCTCGACGCACCGAACCGCTACATCGTCGTGGACTCAGGCAACCCGGATCAGCCGATCAGCGGCTTCTACGACGTGCCCCCAGAGGCGCCGCACAGCGCCGCGAATCGTGGGTTCGTTGTCGCCACGGTCATCAGCGAGCAGGGCCTGGCAAGCGAGGCTGAGGCCGTCGAGCGTGCGCGCGTCGCCTACGAGCAGCACTCATCGACGTTCCAGTGGGTGCAGTTCTCCAGCCCCCCAGATCCGCGGCATGACACCCACGACGCCGTGATGTACCTCGGGACCGTCTACCGCGAGCAGGGCTGGCGGCTCAGGCTCACCGAAGGCTCCGAGATGGTCCACGATCTCAGACGTATCTATGGGGTGGGAGCGTGAGCGAGCTCAGTCCCGAGGCGATCATGCGGCTACTCATGGCGCAGGTGCCGCCCATCGCGCGCCGGGCCGTGCAGGTACCAACCAAGCGGTTCGGTACCGTCACCGACGACGCCGAGGACTATGTGACGGTCCTCATCGACGGCGACGAGGCAGCCATCTCCGTGCTGAACGGGACGGGGGCGCTGCTGCTCGCCGGGGCCAGGGTGGTCGTGGACTTCTACCCGCCGCACGGGGCGCTCGTGTCGGGCATCCTCGGTGTCGTCGCGCAGGACGCCCCCACGGAGCAGACGTTCCGCATCCAGTTCGACGTGGCACCCTCCGCGACGGTCAGCGTCAGCGCGGCAACAGCGTGGGTGGAGCAGGGCGCCGGGCAGGGCTGGACCGCTGATGCGTTCGGCAAGCTCGTGTGCGACGTGCCTGGCGACTGGTCGTGCGACCTGCAGGTGGGCTGGCAGAGCCGCGGCACCGGCACGCACCGGGCGGGGGCGCTCCGCAACCAGGCTGCCACGCTGTTCGGCACGATCAGCTCGCAGTTCACACCGCAGGCCGCGGGCGTCCACCCGACCGCGGGCTACGGGCTGGCCGGGTCATCGTGGGCGCGCATCCCCGCCGCTGAGGGTGACACGCTCGACACGCAGGCCCGCCAGGACAGCGACATCACACTGAACGTAACGTTCTTCGCGCATCTGCGGCTCATGGTCCCCGCCTAGTTCCGCTGCCAGCGGGGGTCGGTGCCGTACCCTGCGGGCGTGGCGTTCCCCGTCGTTCCGATCACGCGCAGCGCTCTGCTGAACGGGCAGAGCAACGGGCAGCTTTCACCGGGCATCCTCACGACGCTCCCTGGGGTGGCGGGCGGGGCGCCGATCACGCTCATCCACCCGGCAGCGCGAGCGTGGGGGGCGATGGCCGCGGAGGCAGCCAAGGCCGGGCACGTCCTGAAGGCCGGGGCAGCGTCGAACAGCTACCGGACCTACGCCGAGCAGGAACGCATCTTCCGTGCTCGCTACCGCACCGCCTACAAGGCCAACACCGACGTGAAGGTCTGGAACGGCGTCAGATGGTACCGCTGGTACGGCGCCACGGCGGCAGTGCCGGGCACATCGAACCACGGATGGGCGCAGGCCGTGGACGGCGGCGAAGAGCGCGACGGCGACGCTGGGGCCGAGCCGTTCGACGCTGCGACGCTGGAGTGGCTGCGCGTCAATGCCGTGAGGTTCGGGTGGTCATGGGAGATCTAGTCGCCCCCAAAGAACCCTGGCATCTGCACTACTTCGCGGGCGACTCGATCCCCGCCGCCGTCCTGGCCTACGAGGCCGGGCAGACCCCACCTGCACCATCCACCGACGATCTGGAGGCCGACGTGTTCCTAGCCCGCTGTGACGGCACCCCCGAGGTCTGGCTATTTGAGCCGGGCAAGATGACGCACATGAAGAGCCGCACCGACGTGAACCGGCTGGCCGATGCGCTCGGGGTGCCGCGCCTGGAGGCCGTGCTGTCGTTCGCGACGTGGGCGCCGCTGATACGTGGCCGGACCCAGCTGAAGTGACCTGACCAAAGGACCACATTGGATGCAGACATCGTTATCGTCGCCACCATCGCATCCCTCGGGCCAACGCTCGCAGGAGTCGCGGCCTACGTGCAGGCACGGGCCGCTAACCGTGCCGTGAACCACGTCGGCAAGAACGAACCGAACCTAGTAAGCAAGGTCGATGACCTGGCTACAGCTGTCGAGGATGTGCTGGCAGGGATGGCCGAGGTGCGTGTCGAGGTCGCAGAGGCCCGCGTCCTGGCGGTGAAGGTGAAGCGCGACCTGGGGAAGTTCAACGAGGCGGAACGTCACGAGTGGAGACGCGGCGATGAGCAGTGAGTGGACCGTCCAGACACTGCATGAGCACCTGCAGCTCTTGGCAGAAGCGGCTGACTTGCGCTACCAGCAGCGCTTCGCCGACCAGGAGAAGGCAGTCAACGCGGCACTGACCGCCGCCAAGGAGGCCGTCGCCAAGGCCGAGGTAGCGGCAGAGAAGCGGTTCGACGCGGTCAACGAGTTCCGGGCTCAACTGGCGGATCAGGCGTCGACCTTCATGCCTCGCCTGGAGTCGGAGCAGCGCCAGAGCCAGATCGAAGAGCGGGTCGCCGCGATGGAGTCCCGGTTCGGTGAGTCGCTGGCGCTCGTCAACTCGCGGCTCGATCTGAGCGCCGGGAAGTCGCGCGGCATGGACGCCTCATGGGGCTACCTCGTGGCAGTGGTCGCTGTCGCCATCTCGGTCGGTGGTCTGATCGTCGGCCTACGTTAGAAGCCAGCCAAGCTGGAGAAAGCGAGACACCATCATGGAGACAGTCGGGTTCCTGGCCCTAGCGGCCACGGTCATCAAGATCGTCAGCGTTGTCAAGGCGATCGGCAAGGACACGAACTACGTGGCGACACAGGCAGCGACCTGGGCGGTCGGCGTGGCGGTGCTGTTCCTCGCGGGCGCGGCGTCGGTCACCGCCAACCTGGAGTTGCCCGGCTTCGAGGGCACTCCTCTCGGGTCGATGGACGCAGCCAGCGTGGTGCTGGCCGGGCTCGTGCTCGGCTCCACCGCGGCCTTTAGTTACGACGTACGCAAGAGCCTCGATAACAGTGACAGCGCCGTCGAGGCTTCGCTACTGCGGGACGCGCCCGGCGAGTAGTGCGCCGGTTCCTTGGCGCCCTGGCGATCCTGCTGGCGGGGACCGCGGCACTCGTGCCCGGCCCCGTCAAGCGGGCTTCGCACATCTCGGAGGGCGATGTCAGGTTCAAGACCACCTGCAACTTCGACCACGCCGCAAGCGATGATCCGATCGTGTTCCCGAACCAGCCGGGCGCAGCGCACTTGCATGACTTCACTGGCCGTATCGGTGTCACCGCATCGACCACCACCTATGACGAGCTCCTGCTCGGCCGCACCACATGCAACGACAGCCAAGACCTTGCTGCGTACTGGACGCCTGCCGTGTTCATCAACGGGGTCAAACGTGACCCGGTCCGCACGACCGCGTACTACCGGCGTGGCAGCAAGGACGGCACGATCCGCGCCTACCCGGACGGCCTGAAGATCATCGCCGGGCACTCACTGACCGACCTGTCCGCTCCTGCTGGCCGAACAGGCTGGCAGTGCAACGAGGCGGCACCACCAACCCCCACCCCCGGTGACTGCACAACCGACCTCACGATGCGCGTCCAGTTCCCCGACTGCTGGGACGGCAAGAGCACCGACTCGGCAGATCACCGCTCGCACATGGCGTACAGCACGTACAGCGACAGGAAGGACGCCAACGTGTGCCCGCGCTCGCATCGGGTACAGGTGCCGCAGCTCACGACGTACACCCACTACGGAGAGGTGCCCGCTGGCGCGACGATCACGCTCTCGTCCGGTGACGTGGAGCACGGCGTTCACGGCGACTTCTTCAACGGCTGGGTGCGGGTACGGCTCATCGAGCGGATCGACACCTGCCTCAACCAACTGCAGCGCTGCGAGTCAGGCGGGTAGGGGCTATCCCGCTCCGGGCGCGGCGCGCTAAGGTGAGCGGCGCCAGGGGTGGTCCGGGTTCATCGGTTGGCCCGTCCTTGGGCCCTGGCATCATCGGTGGGCGGCATCCCTCTTGACGAGAGCGGGGGTGCCGCCCCTCCGGTTTCTGAGATCCCTCCCGCACCGTTCTAAAGTGCGCTAAGGTTGTGGCTACCTGACCCAAGGAGGAAGCCACGATGGCTCTACCGATGCACGATGATCTGCCGATGCCGCCCGAGCTGGCGACAGAGGCGCCACCGATCCCCGACGCCGAGCTAGCGCAGCTGTTCGATGAGGCCGCGGCCCTCGCCGCCGACGCAGGACTCAACGCTGAGGCTGCCGCCGAGGCGGTTGTGGAGTCCGAGGATGCGCCGTCGTGGCACATCACAGGGCTCGGGACTGCTGAGTGGGCGATGCGCCACGCTGCCGGTGCGGAGCGGGCGCTGGGCGAGCTCCAGGCGCAGCGGGCAGAGTGGGCCGCACGGATCGACCGCTGGTTCCAGCAGGCCGCGGCGCGTGAGCAGGCGAGGCTGGCGTTCTTCCGTGGGCACCTGGAGGCGTGGGCGCTGGACGAGCGCGAGCGGACGGGTGGGCGCACCAAGAGCGTGACGCTGCCCTCCGGTCGTGTCGCGACGACAGCGCACAAGGCCAAGGTAGTCGTGGCCGACGAGCAGGCCGTGGTCGAATGGGCCGACGCCACGCTCGGGCTCGACGCGCAGGACGTGGCGCCCGTCGTCCGCAAGGTGTACGTCAACCCGCTGCGCGAGCACGTCGAGATGGTCGAGGTCATCGACCACGCCCGGCTGGTCCTCGCCAGCGGTGAGCTTGTGGCGTGGCTGCGTGACGGCTCGGTGCCAGACGGCGAGGTCGTGCCCAGCGACGTGGCCGTGGGCTCGACCTGCCCCGCTGTGGGTGACGGCTGGCCCAGCCCGGATGACGCAACGGACCTTGTGGCCCGTGTCGAGGTCATCGCCAGCCACCGCGAGGTCCGCGGCCCCAACGGCCAGCCCGTCCCCGGTGTCGCCATCGAAGCGGAGCGCGTCACCGCCAAGGTCGTGCCCGGCGACTTCACTGACCAGCACGCCGAGTACCGCCAGGCAGCGCAGGAGCACCAGGCCGGGCGCCAGCTGGATGAGGCGCAGCGCGCGGGCTACGGCGGCGACCTGTGAGCGCCCTCGCAGCCCTGGTCGCCGCCGCGTTCTGGACGGCGTTCGTGTGGACGATCTGGTGGGGCTGGCGGGAGAACCAGCGCGAGCTCGCTGCGCGCCGCTACCACCGCACGGTCGAGGCGCTGCGCCGCGCCAGCACCTACGAGGGAGATGAGTGATGCCGACTCTGACTGATGAGCAGCTCGCCGCACTACGAGCATGGCGGGAGGACACACTGCCTCCGAGGTCTGACGCCGAGATTCAGGCCGCTCTGCAAGTCATCGACGCGATCCTCGCTGCCAATCCTGCCCCCGAACCACCGTGGGAACCCAGCGGGCATGAGATCGACGAGTTCTGCACCGCACGGGCGTGGGCTAGGAGTGACCTTTTTTTTCGTGGCTGCGCCGCAGTGGACCTCAGCTTCGCTCACAAGGCGCTGACGGCTGCTGGCTACACCATCACACCCCCCGAGGAGGCGACGACGTGAGCGACGACAGCGGGGAGCGGTTCTGTCCCGATGGCGTGCGGGAGACATGGAAGGATGGAGCCGATGACGGTGCCCTACGGAGCGATGCCTGGCTGGTTGCCGGAGCGCAAGCCCGATGCGCACGAGTCGCCGTTTCCGGTCCCCGGATGCCGGGTGATCCTCAAGCGGTCCGCTATGGGCTGGCTGGACGACATCGAGGCGTACCTCGTCGAGCAGGAGATGCCTGTCGGGCTGGCAGAGAGCGTGGCGAAGGTCATGGACGTGTCGGGCTGGTCGTGTGCCGAAACGGTGCGACGGTTCCGAGAGGCGATCGACCTCAACTCCTGACGCGCCGGCCGGCCCTTTTCGGCAGTTCTGGCGGGGGGGCGGCGTGATGCCGACTCTGACCGATGCGACGAAGGGCAGGCCGTTCAGCAACGGCACCGAAGGTGACGCATGGATGGGCGTGTGGTGCGAGCACTGCACCCACGACCACGGGATCTCCCACGCCGACGCGGAGGTCGGTGAGGGCTGCCAGATCATCCTTCTGGCGATGCTCGGTGGCGACGAGTGGCGCTGGCCCGAGGCGTGGCTGCCTGAGCCCGCAGGGTCGTTCTCGTTGCCGTCACGGATGATCTGCGGCCAGTTCCAGCCATGCCACCGCGGCCAGTGTCAGGGCGATCCGCACGCTGAGACTCGTGCTGCGATCAGCGCCGAGGTCACCGCCTTCTGGCTCGACAACGCGAAGGGGAACACCGATGCCGACTCTGACTGATGAGCAGCTCGCCGCACTACGGGAGTGGTACGAGGCTGAGACTGCCGTGCGGCCGCGGGTGGTCGCCATCGACGCGATCCTCGCTGACAATCCTGCGCCCGAACCACCGTGGGAACCCTTCACCGGCGTCGTTGTGGATGCTGGCGGCGGGAACGTGCTCGTCCTAGTGGACCGCGACACGCAGACCTACCCGAACCACGGCGACGAAGTAACCGTGCGTCCGCGCAGGCTGGTGCAGGAGTTCACCGACGAGCTGGCCGCAGCGTTCTGGCGGGCGCTCTTTGGCTCTCCGACAGAGGAACTCCCTCACGTCGTCCGGTGGGGGCACGAATACCTCGCCCGTCTGAAGGCTGCTCGCATCACTGTCACCTTCGAGGGGGAGGCGTGATGGCAGACAGCGGGGAGCGGCCCGCACCGCACCGCATCCAACTGAGCCGCAAGAAGGGATGGCGCAGGCCCGAAGGTGTTGTCGTTGTCGCACGGCCCTCGCGGTGGGGCAACCCCTTTCCGGTGTCGACGTACGGCCTAGACCTCGCACTCGACCTCTATGGCGACCTCGTACACGGGATCTGGAACCCATCGCTGCTCGCTGCGTTCACCGACGCACAGTTTGCCCACGCCTATGAGGCTCGCAGGCGGTGGATTGCTCGGCTCAACAACCACCCGACCCACGCCATCCGGTTCTGGCTAGCGGGCCACGACCTGGCTTGCTGGTGTCCTCTCTATGCCCCGTGCCATGCGGATGTCCTGCTCGAAGTAGCGAACCAGGAGCTTTCTGATGACCGTTGAGCCAGTGACCAGCGACAGCGACGACCTGCAAGCCGTACTGCATATCGTCGGTCTGGATGTGCAGGTTGGGCCTATCCGTCGTCAGCGGTGCTCGTGGTGCGGTGCCCTCATCCAAGAGGACGACTTCTCTCGCATGGCGTGGGGCCTGAACGCTGACGGCTCGGACCCTGGCCCGCCCGGTTGTTGGCCGGTGGGTGAAGTCGTGTCGGTCAGCGGTGAATTCCCGAAGGTCACTCGTGTCGTACCACTGGACGAGTGGCCGATGTCGGAAGTCCACGGTGAGCGCCGCCTGCCGGATGGCTGCTGCGCCCTGCTCGACCCGGAGGTCACGACGTGACGGGGGTCTGCTACTTCTGCGGCGAACGGATGGTGCTCCGACGCTCAGCTCTCATGCCGAACCCCGACGCCGCCAAGCACCTGCGCAAGTGCTGGGTCTACAGGCTCCACCGAAAGGACTCCACCTGATGAGCGACGACCTGCAAGCCGTACTAGCCGAGGCCATCTACCACCATGACCTCGACACGACAGGGCAACCGCTGCCCGACGTGCCGGAACTGCTGACCGACACCTACCTCGACCTGGCCCTCGCCGTCATCGAGGCGTTGCGGGATCATCGTGACCTCGTACCCGCCGCCATCGGCATGGAACAGGTGGGGTGGATGGTGTGGGAGAACCCCGAGGCGGGCGAATGGACGGCTGTAGACCTCGATTACGAGGACTTGCGCCACTTCCCTCACCGCCCCCTCTTTGCTGGCGTCACTGGCCCCCAAGAGGATGACAAGATCGCCAACGGTCGGCCCGAGATGCAAGCCGGACCGGCCGTTGGCACCATCTGCCCTGGCTGCGGCAAGGACTGGGGCACATCGTCTGCCCTGTCAGACCACTTGCAGGAGTGGTGCATCACATCTCCTGTCACCGAAGGGGGCGAGTGATGGTTGAACGGCCGTGTCGCAAAGACGACCGCAACTACCCCTTCCCGTGCTCCTGCAACGACTGCGCCAGGCAAGCGGCAGGGGGGACGCTGGACGGGGCTGATGGACCGAGTGATGGAAGGCGATCTTGCGCTCCATGAAGCGCAAGGGATCTTCGACCACCCCGCGCCTGTCACCGAAGGGGGCGAGCCTTCGTGAGCGCCGATACGCGCTAAGGTTTAGTGCGCTACTAGTTCCGACCCAAGGAGATCACCGATGACCTCACCGAAGCCCGCCACCGCGCACGAGCTGACCGAGCAGGCAGCTGCGCTCGCAGAAGCAGCACCGCCCGTCGAGCCGCCCGCTAAGGACGTGATCGAAGCTCTGCGGCGCGTCATGCGCGACCTGCCTGCCATCGGCAAGGACCAGACGGCCAGCCCGCAGCAGGGCGGCTACAGCTACCGCGGGATCGAGCAGATTACCGTCCACACCCAGCGGCTCTTCGCCCGGCATGGCGTCGTGTTCGTTCCGCACGTCCGCTCGTGGGAGATTCGCGAGCTCGTCGTGAACGGCAAGCCGTGGACCGACACGATCCTGAGCGTCGAGTACACCGTGCACGGCCCTGGTGATTCTGGCGACTGGATCACTGTGGGTCCGCTGCTCGCGATCGGGCGCGACAACAGCGACAAGGGCGCCAACAAGGCCATGACGCAGGCACTGAAGTACGCCATGCTCCAGACGTTGAGCATCAGCGACTCCAAGGACGACGCCGATGGGATCACTCACGAGGCCGACGCGCGCGCTGAGCCGGGGTTCGTGTGGGATGCGAAGGCCGTCCAGTTCGCGCTGGTGAACCTGCTCGACGGGAACAGGGAAGAGGCCCGCAAGGCATGGGAGTTCGCCTCCGGGGATGCCCTGACTGAGTGGTCGCAGGAGGCAGCCGAGGGCATCCACGCCGCGTGGGTCGCTCACAAGGACGCTGAGGCTGCTCAGGAGGCGCCTGCTGGCCCCGAGGATACCCCCGCTAGCGAGACACCCACAGAGCCGTCTGAGGCGCACAGCGAGCCACACAGCGACCGCGTGGAGGCTGTCATCGACTGGGTAGGACAGCTGGGCAGGGAGCGCCTGGCTGTGGAGTTGGTAGCACGTGGGCTCGACAAGGTGGGCAACGTCCCCGCGTTGCGTCAGCGCCTCGGTGCCGCGCTCCTGGCGGATGAGTCGTGGGAGCCTCCGCAGCAGGCGCTGGTGTGAGGCCGGTCATGGTCTGCGCGGTCGACCACGCGGCGGTCCTTCAGCGGGTGCGGGAACGGCTCGTGCAGTGCGGCGCTCTGGGCGAGCTGTACCACTTCGACCGGTTGAGCGCAGCGGAGGCGGATCTGCTGGTCATGCGCGAGGCCCTTCACGGCGACACGCGGTGAGGTAGTCTGCGGGTCTGACCTGAGCCCGTACATGCGGGCACCCCCGCCTACGAACGGGGGTGCCGCCAGATCGAAGGAGCAGCCCTTCGTGGATCACCACGCTAGCAGTCCAGCGACCCTCCGAGCACCCCGGTGAGCGTCCAGGCGCTGACCTACGTGTTGGAGGGCCACCCTTCCAAGGGCGCCGAACGGCTCGTGATGCTCTCGCTAGCCAACCATGCTGGCGACGACTTCGAGTGCTGGCCCAGCGCGGAACTCATCGCATGGGAGGCGAACATCAGCGTCGACCATGCGCGCCGCTGCATCCATGCGCTCACGGAGCGAGGTTGGATCACGCGGGAGATCAACGCTGCGCCGGACGAGCGCATCCCGGCTGACCGGCGCCCGAACCTCTACCGGATAGTCCGAATCGAGCCTCGGCAGCGGGTACGCGCGAAAGTCCTACCCGCTGCTGGACGGGTACGCGAACGGCGCGGCAACGGGTACGCGAACGGCGCGGCAACGGGTACGCGCGAAAGTCCTACCAAACCGTCAGGGGAACCGTCAGGGGAACCGTCAGGGGTAACCCCTGCTGCTTCCGCAGCAGATGGGGTCGTGCCGCTATTCGGAGATGCCCCACCCAAGAAGGCCCCCGACGAGATGCGCGAACGAGCCAGAGCCATCCTCGCTGACGTGTACGAACGCAGGGACCCGAAGCCAGCGGGCAACTACCTCGGGATGCTCGCCGCCACCCGCGCGCTGCTAGTAGCTGGCCACGCCGAGGACGCGCTGACCGCCGCGATGATGGACGACGGGCCCATCACGATCCACGCGCTGGAGATGCGCCTTGCACGGGCCAAGGAGCGCGCAGAGCCCCGCACGAACGGCAAGGGCGCGGCGAACAAGGCCGTCCTCAACCGCTTCCTCGACCTCACTAGCCAGCCACCCCAGCTGTCCCTAGCCCAAGGAGAATCATGACCCCGCACGACATCACGCGCCTGCTCGACTACCTGTCGCTGGCGTACCCGAACCTCGTGCTAGCCGACGACACGCCGATGCTCTGGCTGCAGCACTTCAACGAGACACCCGTCGAGACTGTGCGGGAGGCGGTGCACGCCTGGGTGGATCGCGAGAAGTGGGCGCCGACGATCGCGGAGCTCCGCAACGAGTGCCGGGTGATCGAGCAGGGCGAGTGGGCTGCTGGTGCGGAGGCGGTGCCACTGCAGCAGTCGATAGAGGAGTCCGTCGAGGAGCGCAGCGCGGCGAGCGAGGTGCGCGGTGCGTTCTTCGCGGCGATGCGTGACGCGCTGAGGGTGCAGGCCGCGGTGGCGCACAACCATCGTGGCCCGGGTCCGTGCCCGGCGTGTGGGGGTGTGCGCGGCGCGAACGGCGATCAACGCCCCGAGGACGAGCAGGGGACCTTAGCGGCGCAGGTCGAGGCAGTGTTCGACGCGCACAGGCCGTCGCGCTGGCCTGGCGCGGAGCAGCTGTTCGACTGCTCGTGTGTGGGTGGGCGGGGCTGGGTGATCGATGGGGACGGCCGGGTGGCGCCGTGCGCGCGGTGCCGGGTGGAGCTGCGGGAGCGCTGGGAGGGCGGGCACTTCCGGGCAGGCCATCGCTGCCGCCCCGGCTGCACCCCTAAGCGTGCTAAGGTCGGGGCGACGAGGAGGGACCTCGATGGCGACTAGGGATGAAGAGATCATCACGCGTGAGCGGGCCAACTTCGCTGAGTTCATGGAGCAGGGTCCGGGCCTCCGTCGCAGCACGCGCACATGGGTCATCGCGCGCGGCGACGGCATGGTGCTGCTGGGCGGTGTCGGAGGGCTTGGGCACGGGCGCATGTGGGTTCGCGACAGCGCCTCGTACAGCCACGATGCAACGTACGCGGAGGCCCCGTACGCCCCCGGCACTCCCGACGACTTCGGAGACACAGGAGCGCGCCGTGACTGAGGGCACCGGGTGCATGTGATCGTGGAGTCCTCGACGCCTGCTGTAGCGACCGCGTACGTGCGGCTCGTGTGCCTGCTGGTCGAGCTCGCTGGTCACGGTGAGTGCCGCCCGACCGTAGGGGTGCGCCGCCCGGTCCCGACGCAGGGCGAGCTGCTGTGAGCGACGAGCGCGCACCCGATCCTGCGGCGTGCGCTGCTTTGCGTCAGGCAGCCGTCCCGCTCGTCCCGATGCCACCCGCCCCCACGGAGGACGACCAGTGACCGACACGACCGACCCCATCCTGGACCGGCTTCTGGCCGACTACTGCTCGCCCGAGCGTCGCAACGATCCGAAGGTGCAGGCAGACATCCGAGGATCGTTCGCGTACAAGGCCGCTGTCCTCGACGCGGAGCTTCGTGAGGCTGGGCCGCAAGGGGCGCTCATCGCTGATCGGTTCGCCCACCGGTTCCGCGCCATTCAGGAGAACGCGCTGCGTCGTGTGATGCCGGGGTTGCTACCCGTCGCAGAGGACGACCAGTGAGGCGCGACGATCCGGAACAGGGTCTGGCTGATGCCCTGCGGGCGTACTGCCGGGGAGATGGGACCGAGCCCCAGTGGACCGCGGCGGCGTGGTGGCTGGACCAAGAACGCGTCCGAGCGAGTTACCGCAAGCGAGTGCCGTCACGGTGTAGGCGCCTCTGGCTGGAGTTGCGGTACGCAGTTAGGAGGGCATGGTGAACTCAACCCAAGGAGAACCCAGATGAGACAGACCAAGAACCCGGAAGCACTAACAGACGACGAGATCAGGGCGCTGCGCTCAGACCGAACGCCGGACCTCATCAAGTCGTACGTCGCACGACAGCACGAAGGGGTCGGCGTGCGAACGTCCGCCTACCGCAAGGTCGAGGCCGCGGCCCGAGCAGAGTACGAAGCCATCATGGCCGTTGCTCTTGTCAACATCGCTCGCACGAAAGCAGGAGAGCCGCCCGACAGCGAGCAAACCTCATCCGGTCGGATCGCAGAGCTAGAGCGCCACAACCGCGAGCTGCGAGCATCCCTGGATGCCCTAGCCGAAGGCGAGATGCGGGCCCGGTCGAGCGGCGCCATGGCGATCGGCGGTGAACGGTGAGAGGCCCCGCTGAGCGAGCGGTGCCGAGGACGGCGATCGAGGCGTATGCCAGGGCGCTGGGAGTAACCGAAACTTACGCCGCGGCCTACCTGAAGCGGCTGCCTTACAACGCCGAATGGGATGCGAAAGTCGCCGCCTTCCAAGCCCGCACCACCGCAGCCGACCTGGAGGCAGCCAGGTCGCTGGACGAGGCAGACATCGAGGACGTGGCTGAAGCCGATGACCCTAGGGCCGAGCTTCAAGACCTCGTAGAAGAACGCAGCCAGCGTCATCTCTTGGCCCAGATCGCGGCTCATCGGAGTTGGGCTAACACGATTGACCCGACCGCCCGCACCGCTCCAGCGCGGCGGGCGTTCATAGCGAAGTTCGAGCGTGAGGTGGACCCAGACGGCGCGCTGCCTCCCGCTGAGCGGGCACGGCGCGCTGAGCACGCTCGCAAGGCGTTCTACCTGTCGATGGCGCTGAAGTCGGCACAGGCACGCAAACGCAAGCAGGCAGTGTGAGGCGCGGTCGCCCGATGGCCCGCCAGTCCGCCAAGGCCAAGGCCCGTGACGCCGAGCTCGACCAGGCCCGCGCCGAGCGCCGCCGCCTGGCTCACGACTGGTGCGAGGGCGACACGCCCGCCTGCCTACCCGGAGCGCACCGCGGCCACCACGCCCATCATGTGAAATTACGGAGCAGGGGAGGCGGGCACGAGGTTGCCAACCTCCGCTGGTTGTGCTGGGACGCACACCAGTGGGTCCATTCCGAGATCCGTGAGGCCGAAGCGCTGGGACTGATCGAGCGCTGATGGCAGGCCAGTCCAGATACACCGCCGATCAGGTCATCGCCGCCTACCAGCGCACAGGGTCTGTCTGGCGTGCTGGTAAGGAACTCGGGCTCGCTGGGCAGTCCGTTCATGAACGCCTGCGCGCCATCGGCTACCCGATGAGCAACCGCCATTGGGACCAAGCCGAGATCGATGAGCTGCGGGCGCTGGCAGACCACCTGACAATCGGTGAGGCCGCACACCGCCTCGGCCGCACCTACGCCGCCGTCGCTTGCAAGATCAACGAACTGGGCATCGGCTCGCGCACTGGCAACAAACGCAAGCGCAAGATCCCGCGGGGGGCGGGCTACGACAAAGCCAGCTGCAAGCGCTACACCAGGCAGCTAGATGCCAGCGGGGACCGCATTACCGTGTTCGCCCGAAGGCAGGGGCTCAGCATCGAGAGCCTCGTCCAAGCGTTGCAGCGGTACTTCCCTGACTGGTGGGTCGCGTACCGGGCGGCGCACAGCGACATTCCCGAACGCGAGTGCAACTACTGCGGTGCCACGTTCATCCCCGCCAACGGCAAACAGCTCTCTTGCACGCGCCAATGTGGTGCTGCCCGACGCGTCGATGAGTCCTACTTCGGGGGGAAGCGACGCAACACCATTGGCCTAGCGGCGGGGCAGTGCCAGCTCTGCGCCCGCGTAGATGTCAAGGGGTTGTCATCGCATCACGTGATCGGCAAGGAGAACGACCCCGAGAACGACTACCTGATCGCGTTGTGCCCCGGCTGCCACCGGCTCGTCACGTTCCTAGGTAGTCGACCATTCCTTGACCATGCTGAGGGCTGGGAGTCGCTCATCCAACTGGTCCTTCTGCGCCGCAACGGGGCCAACGGCGACGTGGCTGGCGTCGGTGCGTACGTCGACATCGATCTCCTCACCCCGGCCGAGGTCATGGAGGAAGCAGAGATCGAGGAAGAGAGCAGCGGGCCGTTACTCGTCAGCCTGTTCGATGAACCACCGGCAGCCTGGCCCTAAACCCCGCTAACCACTAGGCTGCTACAGTCCTGCCAAACCCGTCGACAGGAGAACCGCTGGCATGAGTGACACGACGACCCGCGAGCGAGCCGACGTGCTGGCCGACCTCGCGCAAGTAGCCGCCGCGCTGACAGCCACACAGCAGGACGAGGCGGGCCTGTACGCGCAACGCACCGCGCTGCTGCAGGAGGGCCGTGCCCTGGTCCCACCGGTCACGCAGCGCGAGCTCGCCAAGACCGCGGGCGTGAGCGAGGAGGCGATTGTGCAGGTGCTGCGGAAGCAGGCATTCATCGACGCGCATGGGGCGGGTGAGCATTCGGAGCCTGTCGCGAAGTGCCCGCGCTGCAAGGCCAACGGCACGACCTAGCCCAGCCACCCCCGCCGACCCCAAGGAGGCAACCATGACCACACCGACCCCAGCCGATGCGAAGGACCGGCGCCTAGTGCGCCTGGAGGACGGGCGCGTGGGCCGTCTGCTCTACGTCCCGTTCCCGACGACCCGGAGCGGCCGTCCTCGCCCGCCGCGCTCGACTGCCCGAGTCGAAGTGTCGGGGCGGCACGTCAACATCGAGATAGCGACCCTGGCCGTCATCGAGCAGGAGGCGCCCTGGTAATGCCGCTCCTCAACTACACAACCTCCGTGGCTTCTGACCGCACGATCATGCAGGTCCAGCAGAAGCTCGCCCGAGCGGGCGCGCGCCAGGTGATGACGGAGTACGGGCCAGGCGGCGCTGCGGTAGGCATCGCGTTCGCCATTGAAACCCCGCACGGTGAGCGCCGCTATCACCTGCCCGCCGACGTGGCAGCGGTGGCGCAGGTCATGCGCGCCGACTCAGACGTGCCGAACCGGCTTCGGTCGCCCGAGCAGGCAGAGCGCGTCGCCTGGCGGATCATCAAGGACTGGCTGGAGGCGCAGCTCGCCATCGTGGAAACGCAGATGGTGTCCTTCGATCAAGTGATGCTGCCCTACATGGCGGCAGGACCCAACGGCACGACCGTCTATGACCTGTATCTGCAGGAGCAGCTCGCCCTCCCAGCAGGCTCCGATGGCTGACGCCACTGACGACGAGCCGGAGAGCCTGGTCGAGCGCCAGCATCGCCGCGACTACCCGGTCACGACGGACGGGTGGGTCACGTTCCAGCGGATCAGGATGCCTCGTGGCATCGGTGTCGTGCTCGTCCAGAAGCGCGACGGCTGCACCCGCACGGTACGCGCCCGATGACCGCAACCGTGATCCAGTGGCAGACCCGTGCCGGGCTCGCCGCCGTCGCCGTCCTACTGGCGCTCGGGGCGCTGCTGTGGATACAGGCTGGCGCTGACAACCCGGCCCGTGTGCTGGGCTGCGTGTGGGACCGCTCGACCGACACGACCGCCCCAAGATGCGCGCCATGAGGAGGCGCTGGCGGTACTACCGCTACCTACGGTGCAACATGGGCCACCCTCGGCGTGCAGCGTGGGCGGTGGCTGGGCGCTATGCCCGAGCCCGAGCGGTCAGGCGCTAGACACCCGACCCTAAACCGCGCTAAGGTAGCGCCATCAACCAGTGCGACCCCAAGGAGCACCCCCGCCATGACCACCATCCCGTTCCCGATCCGCCCCAAGGTGTGCCCCGAGTGCGGCGCCGACTCCAGCGACCTCAACTGGGGGCCCGAGGGCAGCCGTTACGAGGACCGCTGGGTCTGCGAGTGCGGCGGTCACGGTGTGAGCCGCGACCTCGTGGATGCCGACGACTTCCTGCCCGCTGAGGACGACGAACCCGAGGCAAGCGAGTTCGCCATCGTCATCGTCCCCGCCGCCAGTCTGCGCGCCCTGCTCGACGCCTGGGCGCAGGTCACCGCCCGCGCTGGCACGATGAACGTGCCCGCGGAGGGCGACCTGGCCTACGACACGCTGCGCGACCTACTCAACGAGGCCACGTTATGAGAGCTACGTTCACGGTCCCTGCACACCCAGGTATGTGCTTCGCCCCTGGCGTCGTCGCGTCGCTACCTGATGATTGTCCTTTCATGATGGACGGCCGCAGGATCGGGACCGTGGTCGAAGCCGTGGGCAACGACGACGGCGATGCCCTGCTGGTGACCGTCGAGATGTCGGTTGAGCAGCTCGGCGTGCGAACGGTCGAGTCATGAACGCCAGCGATGTGTTCTGGCTGATGGTCGCCGTCGTCTCCGGCGTGCTCGGCATCGCTGCAATCGTGGCGGCTGTCTGGACCCCCGCGAAGTGGGAGCGTCAGATCCTTCGCGTGATCTACGGGGGCTGCTGGGTGCTGCTACCCATAGCGCTCATCGACCGGGTGCTGAGCCTGATCGGAGCCCGATGAGAGCGGACGCAAAGCCAACGACGCCGCTCCCGCCCCTCCCACGAGGAGCGCGACCAGCCACGGAACGGGGAGAGCGGATCTGGCGCAACGGCGCCTGGCGCTCACCCGCAGGCGTCGAGCGCATCATCATCCGTGAGCGGCTCCGGCAGCGCTCCCGCCGTGACGCAGGGGCCGGACGATGAGCGCGCCGCCGCGCCAGTGGGCGTGGGGTGATGTGTACGAGCCGATCCACTACCGGCCCGAGTCCCGCACCGGGTACGGCGGGGAACCGCGCGCTGACAAACAGGGGCCACATCGACCCGCGGAGGTACCCTCAGACCATGCCCGACAAGCCGGATCTGAACGAGAAGTTCAGCCTCCACCCGCTCACGGGCGAGGAAGCGCTGCGGAAGCTGCTGGGCGTGGACGAGGACGACCCGGACCCGACGCCAGACGCCCCGGAGGACGACGACATCTAGGGTTCCCGGCGTGCATTTGGACGAGGACCGAGGCGCATGGTCAGCGGTCGGGGGCGTGGTGATGGTGGCCTTTTTGGCCCTTGCCACAATGGCGTGGCAATCCGGCCAGGAGACGGGCAACGACATCCCGCAGCCAGCCTTTGCTCTATTCGTGGTCGGGGCACTTGTCGGCTTCTACGGAATGTTGGCACCCCTTCTTCATCTACGGCCCTTCCGTGGCACGGTGAACCCGCCTGGGACAAAGCCGAAGCGCAAGCGAGAGTGGTTGGGGCATCCGAAGTCATATCCGCCCGACGCAGAGGAGTGTGCGATGAAGCGTGAGGTCGCCGAACGGCTCGCGACGATTCAGGTTGAGGAGCTAAGGGTCGAGGACGCTCAGTTGGTCATCAGGACGTTCCTTCGTGAGATTGCGAGGTGCCCGGTTTGCGATGGAAGCGGCCATCTGACGTGGGCGCGGCCCGTGCACCTCACCAAGACGGACCAGTCCCGCCGTACCTATGAGGACCAGTACGTCGCCGAGGGGACCGAATCGACCTGCCCTTTGTGCGGTGACCGTGACCCTGCGATGGCCGCTAAGGGTGACCCCGCTCATGTGGCCTGGGTCTGCCGCAATGGCGATCGGTCCGAGGAATGCCGGAGACAGACCGGACACAACGGTCACTCTGGTTGTGGGTGGATGGTCGTGCTCCCGTTGGAGTCCGACGAATGACCCTGGTTTGTCAGCGCACGGTTCCCCGGTACGGCACCCGCCACTACAGCGACCGCTGGGTCGAGCAGGTGCTCCGTGCCGACACCGCCAGCCTCGTCATCTCAGCGACCAACCAGCCCGACGCCCGGCGCCGCATGGAGGCAGCCACCCACTAGACCGCGAGCGGCGGATCTCGCCGTCTGCATTGCAAGCCCCGCCGCTCAACGGCAACGCACCCCTCGGTTGGAAGCGGCCGAGGGGTGCCGCGCGTACGGAGCCCCGCCGACCACACTGAGCCGGGTGGATCAGCGCCAGCCGTCGCGCTCGGAGCTCATCGCCGCGCTCAGCAGTCTCTACCGCCAGGGCGGCTACCTGGCCGTCCGACCGTTCATCCAGTGGCTCATCGAGTTCCGTGAGCAGTACCACGCACCCGACTGGCAAGCCTGCCCGGTCTGCGGCACCGAATGGGAGCACGACCCCCGCCAGCCCGGCACACCCCGCCAGGTCTGCAAGCCCTGTACCCGGCGCATCATGAGCGAGGGAGAGGCCCGCCGCCGCCGCCTCCACGCCGACATGGATGAGCAGATGGCCGCCTGGTGGGACGAAGCCGAACAAGCAGCCACCCCGACCCGCCCCTACCGTTGCGAGGTCTGCGCACGCTCGTTCTGGACGGTGCGCGGCCTGACCTCCCACCAGGCCCAGGTGCGCCACGGTGCCGCCACCCCAGCGTCGAGCCAACCCTCCCGCCACGAAGCGCGCTAACCTCCCACCCATGCCCGCAGGACGGCCCAGCAAGATCGACCAGGTAGTCCGCTACCGGGCGGACGGCTCGCCCGTCACGGCCGCCCAGCAGATCATCGACCGCGTGCAGATCGGCATGGACTTCGGGTCAGCCGCCGCCAGCGCAGGCGTCGCCCGGTCCACGTTCTACGAATGGCGACTCAACGGGGCACGCGCCCGCGCACTCATCGCACAAGGCCACGAGGTCAGCCCGACAGATCTAGCGATGGCCGAATTTACGGACAGTCTCGAAAGCGCCGAGAGCAACGCCGAGTTCGGTTGGCTGGCAGGCATCCAGAGGGCAGCCCGCGGTGGCTACACCACGACGACAGTCACCGAGAGGCACGACGCCGAGGGCAAGCTGGTCGAGAAGGTCACCGTCACGAAGGAAGCCGAACCGCTCTGGACCGCCAACGCATGGCTACTGGAGCGCCGGCGCGGCTACGTTAAGCGCTACGAGGTCACCGGGGCGGACGGCTCGCCCCTGGTAGCGCCCGACGATGCTGCCCGAGGGCTCGCTGACGCCCTGCGCGCCTACCTCGTGGGACGCCAGGACGCTCAGGCCGAGGTCGAGTCAGCGTCCCATCCCCAAGCCATAGAGGTCACCGCGACATGACACGCACCCTGCGAGCTCGTACGACAGGCAGAGGCAAGCACCGGCAGCGCCGCACCATCCCGGCAGACCTGCCGCCCCGCAAGGAGCAGGCAGCCTGCTGCCAGGCCAGGCTCGACGCCCTCGGCAGGCCACCTATCGGCTTCTGCGGGCCCGAGTGCGAGCGACGCCCAACGAGAGGGGCAGCATGAGGCGAGACACTGTGACCGTCTGGCGTGACGACGCAGGGCAGGCACGCTGGACGTGGAGCAGCGCCAACGGGCGTATCCTCGGGGACAGCGGCGAGGGCTACAAGAACGAGCGGGCCTGCCGCAAGCAGGCGCAACGCCTCGCCGCTGGTGTGGGCGCCAAGCTCATCGACCAGACGAGGTAACCCCCGGATGGCGCCAGGGCAGGTGCGGCTCGACAGCGAGGTCATGGCCGAGCTCCAGCTGCGCGCCAAGGAGTCCGGGCGCTCCGTCGCCGCCGAAGCGAACGCCTGGCTGCGCCGGGCCCTGAGCCTGGAACCCGGCATCCAGACCGCGGCAGCGAGGGCGCATCTGATGAGCGCACGCATCGGGGCATCGCCGCTGCCCGGAGCGCAGGCCCGCCTGCCACGCCGCGGGCTCGTCCCCTAGCGATATCGCGATATCGTCTGAGCATGGCTGACAAGCTCGTGTTGTTGTCGCTTCGAGTCCCCGCCGAGATGGTCCCGAGCATCGACGCCGCTGCTGAGCGCCGGGCGATCTCGCGCGGCGAGTTCCTGCGCCGTGCCATCGCCCGAGTGCTCGCAGGTGAACCGCCGCCCGAGGAACCCTAAGCGTGCTAAGGTTGGCACCATCACACCCCCCGAGGAGGCGACGTAGATGTCTGACACTGGCGAGAAAGAGCAGGACCAGTTTGACCGCTTGGCAGCCTTCATCACCGGCAACTTTCCTGGCGAGCCGAGCAAGAGCGAAGGGGCCATCGACTGCGCCATTCGTCTGATGAAGGACCTGCTGACCTGGAAGGTCGTGCTCGAACAGGGCAAGGAGATGGCGTTTGAGGCCATGAACCGTGAGCGCCGCTATGCCTCCGAGCATCTGGCCGAGGTCTACGCCCTGCGCTCCGAGGTCGAGCGACTCACGGTCCTCTCCGGCAGTTCTGGCGAGGGGGAGGCGTGATGGCAGACAGCGGGAAGCGACGGGTGTGGGTCGTGATCGACGTGGGCTGCCATGAGTGCGGCGTGTCGAGCGTGCCTGTGGGGATCTACGCCACCGAGGATGCCGCAAGAGCAGCGGCGCACGCTACGGACGCGGCGACGGAGTGCTGGCGCGATGGAGGCCAGACCATTGGACGCCGAACGGCTCGGAGGAAGGAAGTTGGTGGACCCCATGACTGACGTGTCTGACCTGCACGCCCAACTAGTCGCCGCCATTCGATCTGCCGACATTGGCGGCTACGGGTCAACCGTTGACGCTGATGAAGCCGCCGACAACATCATGGCCGTACTTCGGGATGACCCGAGACTCGTACTCGACGCTCTCTGCGCGAGCGGGGCGCTGATGAGCGCCAGTACGGAACTCGGCGGAACGGCATGGATGGTTGTTGCACGCTGACCACGCTGCCGCCCGGTCGTAGGCTCCCCCCATGCCAGCCCGTGTCGTCCCACCCCCCCAGGACGACGCGCTAGCCGAACTAGGCGACCTGCTCGCAGCGATGGCCCCCGCCGAGCTCGAAGCATTCGCGCTGCACCTGCCGCCCAGCGACCGCCGAATGCTGGAGGCCGTCATGGCCGGGGTGCACGGCACCGGCTGGCGCGCGGACCCCGCAGCGATGGCCGCTCACCTAGACCGGGCGTTCCGGCGCTGGCGCTACGTCGACCTGCTGGCAGGCAAGTTCCGTGAGGCCGTAGACGGGGTGAGCAAGCGCCAGATATGGAACATCCCTGCCCGCCACTCCAAGAGCCTGCTCGCCTCCCAGTGGGGTCCGGTGTGGGCGCTCGACCACACCGAGGGCCGGGCCCGCATCATCCTCTGGTCGTACGGCAAGAGCTTGGCTGTGGAGAACGCTGTGGGTATCCGTGACCGCATCGCCCTCCACGCCGACGAGCTGCACCCCGGCGCCCATCTGGCACCAGGCCGCAGGCGCATGGACCGCTTCGTCACCAGAGCCGGGGGCGGTGTCCTCGCCGCGGGCGTGAGCGGCGCCGTGCGCGGCTTCGGTGCGGGCCACGGCGGCGGGATCGTCGCGGACGACCCGTTCAAAGACTGGCAGGAGGCCCACAGCGAGAACCGGCGCGAGCTCGTCTGGAACCAGTACCGGGGCACACTCCTCGACCGGCTGGACGACGAGGGCGCCTGGATCATCCACGTCCACCACCGCGTCCACGAGGACGACATGACCGGCAGGCTGCTCACCGCGGCGGACACCGGCACCGGGGAACAGTGGGACCAGACGGTCATCCCAGCGCTGGCCGTGGCGGGTGACGTGTTGGGCCGCGAGCCTGGCGAGCCGATAGTGCCCGAGCGGTTCAGCGTGGCGTTCATCGAACAGCAGCGCCTCGGCATGGGCTCCTACCTGTTCAGCGCACTCCAGCAGCAGGACCCGACCCCGGAGGAAGGCACCGACCTGCTGCGCTCCTGGTTCCAGCTCTACGAGCAGCCGCCCGCCGCGCCCGACCAGTCGCTGACCTCCTGGGACCTGAAGCTGAAGGACAAGGAGCAGGGCGACTACGTGGTCGGCCAGTGCTGGTGGCGCACCGGGGGCGACTACTGGATGCGCGACCAGCTGCGCGGCCAGTGGGATCACGCCTCGACCGCTAACGCGATCGCGCTCATGGCGGTCCGGCACCCCGAGGTCAAGGCTCACGTCGTGGAGACAGCGGGCTCCTGGGATGACGTGGCCCCGAAGCTGCGCCAGCCCCAGCCCGACTACGAGGTCACGGTCGAGATGGCAGGCAGGCTCGGCATGAACGCCGAGGAGGCCCGAGCCGTCGAGCAGCTGCGCCGCCGCGGCATGAGCGGCATCATCGGTCACCCACCGCAGGGCGACAAGCAGGTCCGGGCACGCACGCACATCGCCCCAGCCGCGGAGGCCGGGAACGTCCACCTGCCCGCCTACACGGAGTGGCTGCCGCACCTGCTAGACGAGCTCGCCGCGTTCCCGAACGGCACGCACGATGACCAAGTGGACGCGATGAGCCAGGCATTGCAGCGACTCGGGACGGGTGTCGCGTCGGTGAAGGTCGCTACGGGTGTGACCCCGGCGCCGACACCGGGAGCGCACCGCACCGCGGCGCCGACCGTGACTGGGGGCGGGCAGCGGGCGAGCGTGAGCGCCCCGTCTGCTCGGCGCCTACCGGGCCGAGGGCGCCGCTAGTAGGGTCGGGCTCATGGAAACCATCACCGCACCAGTCCATCTAGGCGACCTCGCTCGGGACGTGATAACCGGGTACCAGGGCATCATCACCGGCGAGTGCCGCTACCTGACCGGCTGCGAGCAGGTGCTCATCAGCCCACCTGTCGGGGAGGATGGCAAGTTGCGCGACGGCCACTGGTTCGACGCGGACCGCATCGAGGTCATCGCAGCGGGCTCTGTCCGCCTTGGCAACGCAGCAGCGGAGTTGCCCGAGGGTGTCGCGACGATCAGCCGCTCGGCTGCCGGTCCTGACATCGCTCCCCCCGACTACTGATCGACGGGCGGCTCGGGCTCAGGGGGTGGGGGCACGCCGAGTAGCGTGTCGGGCCGCTCGCAGTAGAGCTGGCACTGGGGGCGGTGCTGGCCGCGGTCCAGCGTGCAGCCGTAGGGGCACGGTTCGCTCACGCGCACGCCGCCCACGGTTGCCAGCCACGCGACCGCCAGAGCGCCGCAGCGTGCTCGACCTGCACTCCTGGGGGGGCGTGCAGAGCCCGCTGGTAGCCGCCCCACCCGGCCCATGTGGAGTCGAGCGCCTGGAACAACCCTGACGCGCTCGACCGCGGGTTGTCAGCCAGCGGGTTCCCGCGGCTCTCGCACATCATCACGCGGCAGCCCTGCCCGATCTGCTCGGGCGGAAAGTGCGCGGCGAGCGTCGATGCCCAGCCCCCGCACCCGTCGCCGCTGGCGGTGGTCGTCGGACTCGACGGCTTGGGGCGCGGCCGTGGAGCGGTCGTGGTCGTGGTCGGCACAGCGGTCGTGCTCGTCGTGGTGAGTGGCGGTCGCCGCCAGCGGGCCTCGTCGTAGACGATGGCGACGGGCGCAGGGTCCGCGGCTGCGTCGACTTCGACGGGCCGCTCGCCGCACGCCACGAGGATGAGCACGACCGCCAGAAGGAGGATTAGGTAACCAGATCGAAACATGCGGAAGAGCCTACGACGGTGTGACTTAGCGCGCTACGATAGGTAGCAGGCTCCCCCACAAACCACCCACCACCGAGGAAGGCCGCTGTGGACACGACCCGACAGTTCTCCAGCCACGAGGCCGCCCGCCTCGCGGGCATCACCTTTCGACAGCTCGACTACTGGTGCCGGATCGGGACTGTGCGGCCCGCTGTCGAGGCGCGCGGCTCCGGGTCGTGGCGACGCTGGACGTGGCAGCAGGTCATGGTGCTCGCTGTCCTCGCTCGCGTCGGCGGTCACGCGCGCATCAGCCTGCTAGACGAGCTCGCAACGGTGCTGGGCGACTGGTCCGCGGACGAGTGGGACGCGACGACGCTCCTCGTCGGTGAGAGCGGCATCTGGACGCCCGATGATGGTGACGCGCCCCCGGTTGCGATCGCGGTGAACCTGGCGGCTATCGCCCGTGAGGTCGAGGCGCGCGCCGCGGCGCTTGTCGTAGCGGCCTAGTAGGGTGCGGTGTGTGACAGGTGGGCAGCGGGTGGAGCGTGAAGATCGCGCCAGACGCGACCGCGACGTGCCCAAGCGGAAGCATCGCCCGCCCCGCGTCTTGGGTCGCCCGCTGCTCCCTGTCGCCTTTTGGTTTCGCTGGCCGAGGACGCGCCGCTAGTCATGGCGGGCGCCTACCGCATGGCGCTGTCCCGCGCCGAGGTCACCGTCACCCCAGCAGGAGGCGAGCCCATCACGCACAAGGCTGTGACCGCCTCGGTGCGCGACGGCATGGCGGTCGTGAAGCAGGGCGGGCGCGTGATCGACCAGATGCCGGTAGCGACCCTGGAGCGGGCGTCGAGCCGTGACTGGATGATCGTCGGCCCGGACGCGACGACCTGGCACGTCACGAAGCGGTGCAATTGCAGCGGCGGGCGATGAGCGGCGACATCTTCGCTGAGTTGAGCCCGCCGTACTCAACGATCGTCGCCGACCCACCCTGGCACTACGAGCAGGGGGGGCCGACGACGGGCTGGGGACCGCTGCGACCCCCGCCGTACTCGATGATGCCGCTTGACGAGATCATGGCGCTCCCCGTCCGGGACCTCGCAGACGATGACGCACACCTTTGGCTGTGGACCACGAACCGCTACCTCCGTGCGTCGTTCGACGTGGCGACGGCCTGGGGGTTCCGGCACTCGCAGACGTTGACGTGGTGTAAGACGCCGCGAGGGATCGGGCCGGGTGGGGCGTTCTCCAACACGACCGAGTTCGTGTTGTTCTGTCGTCGAGGATCACAGCGGCCTCTGGACCGGATCGACACGACGTGGTTTGAGTGGGACCGCCGTGCCCACTCGGTGAAGCCGGACGCGTTCGGCGACCTCGTGGAGCGGGTGAGTCCTGGCCCGTACGTGGAGCTGTTCGCCCGTGCACCACGCCTGGGTTGGGATTCGTGGGGTCATGGCTACGAGATCGGGGAGGCGTGCGCCCGCCGAGCCTGCTCGTAGACGGGCTCGCCACCTTCAGGCTCGCCCGCCTCGCCACGCAGGACCGTCTGCTCGACCGGCCACGCGACGCCCTGGTGCGCTCCCGCTACCGCCACGCAGGGCGCGAGGCCATCGAACGCCCCATCCCTGAAGTGCCCGGAGCGTGGGCCGAGCACGCCCGCGAGGACGACGACCCGCCCATGCTCGCCACGCTCGCCACCTGCCCCGTCTGCGCGTCGGTGTGGCTGGCCGCAGGCGTCGTCGCTGCCCGCCGCCTAGCTCCCCGCCACTGGGGGCCGCTCGCTGACACCCTGGCGCTTGCCGCTATCGCCGGGCTGCTCAACAACGCCGAGCGCGGCTGACGCTGCCCCACCGCGCCCCACTGTGCCCCGCATGACAGGGCGCGTGTCGTAGAGTCAGCGCCGATGGCTCGGCGCGCGACCCCTTCCCAGCCGAACGCGCTGGTCGCAGCGGCCAAGGTCATCGACCTATCAAACCGCCGCCTCGCGCAGAAGCAGGCCACCCCGCCCGAGAAATGGCAGAAGGAAGCCTGGGCCTACTTCTACGAGGTTCCTGAGTTGGGTGAGTCGCTGACGTACCGGGGCGACCAGTTGGCGAAGCTGCGCCTGTTCGTCGCTGTCGAGAACCCGACCGACCCGAAGGGCGACCCGGTGCCCGTCACGGACGAGGCCAGCGGTGTGCCCGCCCCCGTTGCCGCAGCGGCGAGCGACGAGTTGGCCCGCCTGCGTGGCGAGTTCGGTGGGCAGGCCGAGGTCATAAGGCAGCTCTCGGTCAACATTGACGTGGCGGGCGAGGCGTACCTCGTGGGCATCGGCGCCCACGCTGAGATTCAGTCGATCAGCGGCGTCGAGACAGAGGTCGAAGTCCCCGAGTCGTGGACGATCAAGTCGATCAGCGAGGTCGTAGAGCAGGGCGGCGTCTACAAGATCAAGCGTGGGCCGGACGACATGGACCCCATCCCGCTAGTCGCCGGGCGCGACGACATCATGCGCCTCTGGTTGCGCGACCCGCAGTGGAGCAACCGGCCGCACTCACCAACGCGCGGCCTGCTCGGAGAGTGCCGCACGCTCCAGGTGCTGACCCAGCAGGTGCTCGCCCAGGCGATGCGCTCGGTCAGCGCCGGGCTGTTCGTCGTCGCTAACGAGCTTTCATTCGGTCCCGAGAACCCGACCGCCCCCGACGAGGACGGCGCCGCTGAGGGCGACCCGCTCAACCAGGCCCTCAACGACATTCTCGTGCGGCCCATCGACAACCCGTCCGACCCTTCGACCGTGCAACCCGGCGTGCTGCGCGGCCCTGCCGAGTTCATCGGGCCCGACATGCTGCGCCGCATCAGCTTCTACGACTCCGACATGGACACCGTGCTCGAAGCGAAGATCGAGGCGCGCGTGCAGCGCATCGCCCGTGGCATCAACCTCCCGGTCGAGGTCGTGATGGGCTTACAGCAGACGACGTTCGCCAACGCCGCCACGATCGACCGCAAGGAGTTCGACAACTACCTGCGGCCCTCCGCTGACGTGACGATGGACAACCTGACCTTCGCGTTCCTGACCCCGCAGCTCGTCGCCAACCCCGCGGTCGGCCCCGAGTGGGCTGAGCGCATGTTCGTCTGGTACGACCCGTCCGAACTGATCTCGCAGCCCGACAAGGAGAAGAACGCCGAACTGGCCTTCGACCGCTACGCGATCAGCCTGGCGTCCTACCGTGCAGCGAAGGGCTACGGCGATGACGACGCTCCCGACGAGGTAGAGATGCTGATACGTGCCGGGTTGCGGCGCGGTCTGATCGGCTCCGATATCACTGAGGCGCTGCTTGACCTGCTCGGCGTGCCGATCGAGGTCGATGCGGCACCGGAGGGCGACGGGGAAGCCCCCGCGCCGGATACCGACGCACGCTCGGCGCTGCTCCAGTTGCTGACGGGTTCGCAACCTGCTTGTACGAACGGTCACACTCTGGACCTGCCAGCCAGCGCGGTCCGCACCGTCAGCGCGGCAGGGCAGCGCGACTACGGGCGTGCCCTCATGGACCTCGACCGCGAGCTCCGCACAGCGCTGGTCGTCGCCGCGAACGACGCGATGAGCCGGGCGCTGGAACGCGCCGGGAACGTGCTGCGCTCCCGTGCTCTTCGCACCGACCTGCGGGCCACGCTCCGCAACGTGCCCGCTCGCCAGTCGTTCGCGCATCTGGGCGCCACCCTGGTAGCGCAGGTGATGGAGGACGACGACCCGCTGGAGGGCGCCTGGGATGCGCTCGGGCTGCTGTTCGCAGCGTGGGGTGGCGTGACCCAGGAGCGTGCCCTCGACCTGGCGAGCGAAGCGTCAGGCGGGTTCAGCGCGACGGAGCGCAGCGTGATCGAGGAGCGCCAGGCCGAGGATCTGTCGAACGCGTGGACGTGGTTCGCTGGTGCGCTCGGCGTGCTGGCCCTGGCCCGCCTCTACGACCCTGACCCCGCGGCACCGGAGGTGGGCGAGCACGACCCGATGCTCAGGGTCCCGACCGGCATGGTCCGCCAGGCCATCGCCCGCGCCGGGGGCGCAACCGGCCTGAGCGCCACCGAGGTCGGCGGCGACTTCGTGACCCTCGCGGATGCTGGGACGCGCCCCGCTGGAGGCATCGGGACCGGCGAGCTCCTGCACACCGAGATGCGCGACGCCGGGGTCCAGTTCAAGGGCTACCGCTGGGTCTACGGGCCGGGCCTACGCCGCCAGAACTTCCAGCCGCACCTGTCGCTCGACGGGCAGGAGTTCGCCAGCTACGACTCCCCAGAGATGGTCAACGGGTCGGGCTGGCCCCCGTTCGGGTTCTACTTCCCCGGCGACCACTTCGGCTGCCAGTGCGACAGCGTGCCCTTCCTCATCCCCGCCGACACCCCGGTCGTTCTCCCGGTCAGTGAGATGCCGTAGCCTCGGCTCATCCCCTGGAGGTAGTCATGCCCCGCCGATTCCGTGGCCCGCTCGTGACAGAAGGCGTGCAGACCGGGGACGGTCGCGTGATCGAGCCGGGCGCCGTGACGTGGCCGGAGCTGCCGCTGCCGTTCGGCTTCATCGTCGGCGGTGACCAGCATGTGAACGCCGTCATGCAGGCCCCGCAGGTCGGGATCATCGAGTCGATCAGCCGCGCCGAGAACGGCGACCTCATCGGTGAGGGCCAGATCGATGATGGGCAGCCTGACGGTGTGGAGCTGGTGCGCCGCATGGACGCGGGCCTTGCGTCGCACGGTTCACGCCAACTGGTGAGCATCGACCCGGACGACTGGGCTGTGGATCTCCTGTGGATGGGCGAGGACAGCGAGGAGGAGTTGCTGCTGGCGCACGCCGGCCGCGGCCAGGTGCCGCAGCGTGTCACCGCGGCGGCGGGCGACCCGTCCCCGGAGGGCGGCGAGCTCATGTTCAGCGACGCCAGCGACATGCTCATCGAGCGCTACACCCGGATGAGGATTCGCGGGGCGACGGCCTGCGCCGTATCGGCATTCACGTCCGCATGGATCGAGCTCGTGGACGACGAGCCCGCAGAGGAGGAGGAAGCGCCCGCACCGGAGGCGAGGACCGCTGCCGCGGCGCCTGCGCGCACGACCACGCTGACCCGCCCTCCCGCTGCAGCGTTCCACCTGCCCGAGCCCGAACCTGGCGCGGAGGACGACGGCTCCGTCTACGGGATGCCCGTGCAGGAGCTGCTGGTCGAGCAGCCTGACGGCGGGCTGGCCGTGCCGTTCACGGTCGTTGAGCGCGACGGGGTGCGCTGGTGCTTCGGTCACGCGGCCCGTTGGGGCCAGTGCCACGTCGGCTACCCCGGCCAGTGCGTGACCGCCCCCGAGTCGGTCAGCGGGTACGCGCACTTCCATCACGGCTCAGTGGAGTGCGACGACGGTTCGACCCTGGCGACTGGGCCGCTCACGATGGCGACCGACCATGCTGACGCCGACCTGCTCGCTGCCGAGGCGCGCGACCACTACGCCCACACCGGCCTCGGGTTCGCTGACGTGCGCGCCAGCAACGGGGCGCTCGGCGTGTGGACCGCGGGCGTGATCCGCCCCGGCGTCACGGACCTCCAGCTCCAGGTCATCCGGGCGTCGAGCCTGTCTGGGGACTGGCGGCGCATCGGCGCGGGCCTGGAGTTCATCGGCGCGCTAGCCGTGAACATCCCTGGGTTCCCGATAGCGCGCGAACTCGTCGCTTCGTCGGGCGTGCATCTGGCGATGGCGTCGCTCGCCGCGTCCGCGTTCTCGCTCGACGGCGTGCAGCAGTCGCTGGTCGCAGCGGGGATTGTGCAGCGCTGCCCCGAGTGCCAGCGCCGAGCGATGGCAGGCCGCGGTCTGATCCGCGCGTTCGGGGCGGCACTGATGGAGTCGCAGCCGAGCCCGGAGCAGGTCGAGATGCTGGCGCTGATCCGCAAGGTCGAGCTTCGCACCCGTCACCTGACACCCCTGGCCGCGGAGCACGCCCTCGACGGGTTGCGCCGCTAGCCCGATGGCGGGCATGGACGAGTGCCCGCTCTGCGCCGAGGATCAGTCACCCCCGCACGTCGTCCTCCACGCCGACCGCGACCCGGAACCGGGCGTGTGGTGCCCGCATTGCGCGGTGCCGTCTGTCGTGCGGTTCCCGCTAACAGCACGCTGCATTCACGGCTGGCCGCTCGGTGTGGGCGTGGCCCCGGTCGAGCAGTGCCAGGACTGCGGGCGTATCCTCGGCGCCACCCACTCGGCCTAGGTCAAGGGCCTTCTCACATCGCCTCCTCGGGGGGTGTGATGGTGTAGCCAGCGGCCTTCAACCATTCGATGAACCGATGACCGATCACGTCGGGTGGCAGACCGAATGCATTGAAGGTCACGACCCTGCGCCAGAACGCTGCGGCCTGCTCGTCGGTGAACCCGTCGACACACGGTTCCTTTCCTTCGTAGGTGGTGGCGAGGCGCAGCGCCTCGAGCTCGCCATTCACTTCCATATACAGGAGCAGCCATGCCAAGAGCCATTCACGACTCGCCGGTGTGGCCCGCTCGATGCGCTTGGAAATCCGAAGACGGAAGCGAAAGTCGCGGCCCTTCGGTGGCAGTCCGCTGTCATCCATCAGCTTCTCCCTCTCTCAGACATGGGCAACCTTAGCACGCTTAGGGGCTGTAGGTGCTCGTTGCGGCAGGGGCCGCGGTGTATCGTGACGCCGACAACAGAGGTCAGGGCCCCCGTCACCTAGTCACGGGCAGCCGCAACGGGCAGCACCTAGTGCGCCGATGCCAGCCCCCACCGACGTGCGAACACATTCCGCACCTCAGATGGAGGCACACCCGTGCACAAGCCCACCCTCACCTCACGCATGGTCGCCCGGCATGGGCGCCTGTTCCACCTCTTCGATGACGGCACCACGCTGCCCGTCATCCGTGGCGGCGACGGCGAGTCCGTCCCGCTGAGCGACCTCATCGCGCAGGCCGCAGACCCGTCCACCCTGGACGACGACGCGCTCGCCACCCTCGACGCCGACATCACTGCCGCCGCTGAGGCGCTGGCAGCCGAGGGCGTCACAAGCGACGAGCAGCTGGCCGAGCTCACCCAAGCAGGCGAGGCCGTCCAGGCGATCCGTGCCGAGCAGGAGACACGCGAGGTCGCTGCTGCTGACCGTGCAGCGCAGGCCGAGGCCACGCTGGCACTGATCCGCGGTGAGCAGGAAGGCGAAGGCGACGAAGGCGAACCCGACGAGGGTGACCCCGAGGGCGACGAGGAGGCTGGCGACGGCGGGGCCGAAGAGGCGCCCGAGGTCGAAGAGGCCGTCGAGGTTCCCGCCCCCGAGGCAGAGGCCGAGGTCGAGCCCATCGCCGCGTCGGCCCCGCCCGCCCGGAACCCGCTGCGGGCACCGGCCCGCCCGGCGACCCCTGCGCGTGTGCGCCGCCCGGCGTCGACCACGCCGCGCCCGTCCGTGACCGCAGGCGGCAGCCTCGGTTCGCTCGGGCTCGTGGCGTCGGCCAACGCGCCGGGCGTCAACGCGGGTGAGCGGATCACCGACTACGACCAGCTCGCTGCTGCGTTCATGTCGGCGGTCGAGGCCACGAAGGGCTACACGCAGGGCCCGCGCGTCAAGGTCCGCATCGCCCGCTCAGGCATGGGCGACACGCAGTACCCCGAGGGCTTCCGGCTCGGGCGCGATGAGGTCACGAACATGGGCCGCATCGAAGCAGCGCAGGATGCTGTGCAGCGTGCCCACGGCGTGCAGGCAGCCATCACCGCCTCGGGCGGCATCTGCGCCCCGCAGCAGGTCAACTACGACATGCCGACCGTGGGCGCCACCGACCGGCCAACCCGTGACGGGTTCATGATGCGCTTCGGCGCTGACCGTGGCGGTGTCCGCACGTTGCCGATGCCGCTGCTCGGTGACCTCGACGCCGCGGTCGACGTGTGGACCGAGGCCAACGATGTCACGCCGTCCGATCCGGCGACGAAGCCGTGCCTCACGGTCACGTGCCCGGAAGAGGACGAGACAGTGGTCGAGGCGATCACCCGCTGCCTGGAGTACGGCAACTTCCGTGCCCGGTTCTTCCCCGAGCAGATCGAGGCGTGGATGCGCCTGGCGACGGTCACGCAGGCACGCTTCGCTGAGGAGCGCCTGCTCGCCGCCATCGGCACCGGCTCCACCGCGGTCACGGTCGGGCAGATCCTCGGCACGACCCGCAGCGTGCTCGCCGGTCTGGACAAGGCCCTCTCGGTGTGGCGCTACCGGCACCGCCTGCCCGACTCGTTCAGCCTGGCATGGGCTGCGCCGCGCTGGCTGCGCGACAACATCCGCACCGACATCGCCCGGCAGCTGCCGGTTGGTTCGACCGCTGAAACTCTCGCTGTCGCTGACGCCGAGATCGAGCGGTGGTTCGCGGTCCGCAACGTCGAGCCGACGTGGCTGATGGACGGCGAGTCCGGCCAGCGGTTCGTCGTGCAGGCAGCGGGACCGTTGCAGCCCTGGCCGACCGACGTGCGGACGTACCTGGCCCCGGCTGGGTCGTGGCTGTTCCTCGACGGCGGCACGCTCGACCTGGGCATCGTCAGGGACAGCACGCTCAACAGCACGAACGACGTGCAGGTGTTCGCTGAGACATTCGAGGGCGCGCACTTCCACGGCATCGAGTCGTGGGTGCTCACCTTCGATACGTGCCCCGACGGGTCGGTCAGCTCGACAGTTGACATCGATCCGTGTTCTTCGGGCTCGTAGCCACCTGAGCGTGGGGGCACCGGCAACGCGGTGTCCGGTGCCCCCACCACTCAACCGCACCGCATCAGAACTGACCGGGAGGCGCCCGAGTGGCACAGCTGCGAGCACCAGTAACAGCACCCACGCCGCGTCCTCCCGTCTACGGGCTCATCGCCGCTGCGCCAATCGTCAACGACCCGGACCTGCGCTGGGCTGGCGGCTGGGAGTTCGAGCCCGAGGGGTGCGGCGAGGGCGGCAAGGACAGCATCGCTTGCGCCGGGAACGTCGCCGCCATGAGCCCCGCTGCCTCACCGGCCATCATCCAGGGCGACCCGATCTGGATATGGGCGGGCGACACCTGCTCCACGATGGGCTCCGGGGAGCGCGACTGGATGGGCCGTGCCCGCCGCCAGCTCGCTGCCATCGAATCGTTCGAGCTCGCTGACGAGCTGTGGGACGGGACGGTCACGACCGCTGACTCGCTCGCCAACCGCTTCCTGGCTGGCCCGGCAGGGGACAGCGACACCGTGACGAACGGGCCCACCGCGGTCACCCCGGCGCTGGCCTGCGTCGAGGCCGGGCTAGCTGCCGGACTGAAGGGCGCGCAGGGCATGGTTCACGTCACACCGCAGGTGCTAACCCATCTCGCAGCCGCTGACCTCGTGACCCTGCAAGGCATCCAGTGGGTGACCCCGAACGGGCACATCGTCGTAGCCGACGCCGGGTACTCGGGTGACGGGCCTGGCGCGGTGCCCGCCTCCACGACGAGCCAGTGGATCTTCGGCACGCCGATCATCCAGGTGCGCCTCGGGCCGGTCGAAACGATCCCCGGTTCGCTGGACGATGCCCGCAACCTTGCCGCCGCGATGAACCGCGGCATCAACGACATCACCGTCATCGCTGGCCGCATCGCCGGGTTCCAGTGGACGAACGAGTGCGCCCAGATCGCCGCAGAAGTGAACGTCGGTACCTGCCTCATCGGCGGTGCCAGCTGATGATCCTGCCCGCCCACCATCTAGCGATACCATCCGAGCACGTGACCAAGGAGGCCCACGTTGGCCAATAGCGATTGTCTGCCGCAGGTCCACATCTGCGCCATCCGTATTGCCGAGCTCGACTCCAACGGTGTGCCGACACCGGGCTCTGACCTCATCACCGTCGACTCCATCGTGGACATCAACATGACACCCGCGGTGAAGGAGGGTTCGCAGATCGAGGACGAGAACGGCTGCGGCGAGGTGTGCATCAACTACAAGGCGCCCGACACGCTGCTCCGCTACGACCTCACGATCACGGTCTGCGATCACAACCCGTACGTCATGGCGGCGCTCGGGCGTGGCGTGATCCTGACCGACGCCGGGGTGCGCGGCTACGGCTTCCCCGCCATCGGCGCAGCGTCGGAGGAGGCTGTCAGCATCGAGTGGTACGCCAAGCGCATCGATGACGGGGCGCTCCACTCTGAGTACCCGTACGCCTGGTGGGTCGCCCCGAAGGTCACGACCCTACGCCACGGGCCGATGACATGGAACAACGGGTCGAACCGGCCCACGTTCGTCGGGCGCGCCTTCGAGAACGAGAACTGGTTCGACGGGCCGCTCAACGACTGGCCTGTCGCATCGGACCGTGCGCTGCAGTGGTTCCCGACGCCGGGCCTGCCGATCACGAGCTGCACGCCTGCTGAGCTGCCCGCCTCCTAGCCTTCCAAGAGCGGTTCTGGCCGCTACGGATGCACCGCCCCCGTCGAGCCCTCCTCAGCGGGGGCGGTGCCGCGCACGGAGGCTGGCGCATCGTAGGATCGGGCCATGACCGCACCCGGAGTCAGCACGTGCGCGCCGTGGGCCGACGTGGGCGACCTGTGCGCCCCCTGCGACGACTACGTGATCGACGCCGGGCTCCTCGCCGACGGTTTGCAGATGGCGTCGGACATCCTGTTCGATCTGACCGGGCGCCGCTGGCCCGGTGAGTGCACAGACCTGATCCGGCCGTGCTGCTCGTGCGGGTCACCGCAGGACTGCGGTTGCGGGTCGCTGAGCATGATCGAACTGCCCGGCCACCCCGTTGTCGATGTGGTCGAAGTGAAGATCGACGGGGTGGTCGTGGACCCGGCGCGCTACCGCGTGGACGACCACCGCTGGCTCGTCTACCTGCCCGAGTCCGATTCGGCTGAGCGGCAGTCCTGGCCGTCATGCCAGCGCCTCGACCGTGCCGACACCGAGGAGGACACGTTCAGCGTCGAGTACCTGTACGGGCAGGCCCCGCCTATCGGTGGTATTTGGTCGGCGGCGACGCTTGCCTGCCAGCTCGTCCTGTCGTGCGACCCGGCGATGGCTTCCCAGTGCCGCCTCCCGAAGCGGGTCACGACGATCACCCGGCAGGGCGTCACGCTCGCGGTGATCGACCCGCTGACCCTGTTCCCCGAGGGCATGACCGGGCTCCCCGAGGTCGACCTCTGGATAGCGTCGACGCGGTTCGGGTCTGGTCGACGTGGTGCCACGGTGTTCGTGCCGTCACGCGCGCCGGGCGAGCGTCGGGCATACACCTGAGCACGCTGCGCTAGCAGTAGGGTCGGCGCTCGATGGGCACACACCGCGCCGTCTCCGAGGAGACACGAGCCAAGACGCGCGCGCCGCGTCGCCACGGGAGGTGATGCCCATGGTTCCCCACACCCTGTTCTACGTTGGGAACTTCTAGGTTCCGTCACCCGTTCTGCACTGAGGTCCACGTCCGCCAGGCGCTAGAGCACCTGGGCCACAAGGTCATCACGATCCAAGAGGACCGGATGCGCCGCCAGTGGCAGTCGCTGCCCCGCCAGATGCGGGCACGGCGGGCGACGATGCTGCTCTGGACGCGCACGTGGGACACCGACAACCCTGCCGCGGTGCGTGCCCTGCGCGACCTGCGGGTGCTCGGCATCCCCACGGTGAGCTTCCACCTGGACCGCTGGTGGGGCCTCGACCGCGAGTACCAGATCGAGTCCGAAGCGTTCTTCCGCACGGATCACCTCTTCTCGCCGGACGGTGGGAACGACGAGCGCTGGAAGGCCGCTGGCGTGAACCATCACTGGTCGCCGCCCGGTGTGAGCGCGTTCGACTGCGCTCCTGGCGTGCCGGACCCGGTGGCGTGGCCGCATGAGGTCGTGTTCGTCGGGTCGCACCCGTACCCGCACAAGGAGTGGGAGCCGTACCGCACGAAGGCCATCGACACGGTGCGCGCCACGGTCGGTGCAGGGTTCGCGGTCCTGCCTGGTGTGACCGAGCAGGGCGTGCGAATGCCCGCGGTCCGTGAGGCCCGGCTGCGGTCGCTCTACGCGACGGTGAAGGTCGTCGTCGGTGACTCCTGCCTGGCGGGCGGCGCCACTCTTTATGTGAGTGATAGAATCCCTGAAACATTGGGTCGGGGCGGCTTCCTGATCCATCCGAGGGTTGAAGGGGTCACCGATGGGCCGCTCTGGCAGGAAGGCGAGCACCTCGCGTGCTACGACCTCGGCGACTTCGATGAGCTCGCCCGACTTGTCCGCTACTACCTCGACCCCGCCAACGAACCCGAACGGGCAGCGATCGCCGCGGCAGGCCGGGAGCACACGCTCGCCCACCACACCTACAACCATCGGATGCAGTCCATGCTCGAAACGGTGCTCGGTCAATGACTGCGATGACCCGGTGAAGGCCAGAGGCTGGTGCCGCAAGCACTATCTACGGTGGTACAAGACCGGCGACCCCGAAGGGGTTAGACCCGGACGATGGGATGGCTACGAGCGACCTATCTGCTCAGTCGAGGAATGCGATGAGCCTGCTCACGCACGTGGGCTGTGCACCGTTCACGGGCCGCGCTGGCGGCGGCACGGTGACCCACAGGCCGGGCGCCGCCCTAACGTCGGCGGCTCCGATCTAGAGAGGTTTTGGGCGCTGACAGATAAGCGCGGGCCCGATGATTGCTGGCACTGGCAAGGATCTATCGGCAAGTCCGGGTACGGCAACTGCACCATGGAGGGCCAAACGGTGAACATCCATCGATGGGCCTACGAGCAGCTCGTCGGGCCAATTCCGGTGGGTCTGAACATCGATCACACGTGCCACAACGGAGACAACACATGTCCACGTGGGTCGGCCTGCCTGCATCGTCGCTGCGTCAATCCGCGTCACTTGGAGCCCGTGACCCAGGGCGAGAACGTCAGGCGGGCGATGCGATGACCTGCCGGGTGTGCGGGCGCCCGCTAGAGGACGGCGACACGATCCTCGACCTGGGGCTGATGCCGCTCGCCAACGCGTTCCTCGACTCGCCCGACCAGGCCGAGCAGATGTTTCCCCTCGCGCTGTGCGTCTGCTCGCCGTGCGGCACGGTGCAGCTCAGGCAGGGCGTCGACCCGGCCATGCTGTTCGGCGGCGACTACGCCTACCACTCCAGCGTGAACAGCCCCTACGTCGATCAGTGCCACGCCCTCGTGGACTCCCTCGTCAGCCGTCTAGCTCTCGGCCCGGATGATCTGGTCGCTGAGATCGGATCGAACGACGGCTACCTGCTGGCCCGCTACGTCGAGCACGGCGTGCCCGCTATCGGCTGGGAGCCCGCCGACAACCTGGCTGAGCAGTCCCGCGCGGCGGGCGTCTGCACGAGGCAGGAGTTCTTTACGCGCCAGTCAGGCGGGCTGATACGAGGCACGGCCAGGGTCATCCACGCCAACAACGTCCTGGCCCACGCTCCGGGCATCATCGACATCCTCGAAGGCGTCCACGCCGGGCTCGCCCCGGACGGGCTGCTCGTCGTGGAGACACCGTATGTGGCGCCCCTCGTGGCGCACTGCCTCTACGACACCGCCTACCACGAGCACCTGTTCTACTGGTCGCTCACCGCTTTCAGCCGGGCCTGCCGCCGCGCCGACCTGGCCGTCGTGGACGTGGAACGCCTCGCCAGTCATGGCGGCAGCCTGCGGGTCACGGTCATGCACCAGGGCGCCGCCCAACCCACGCCCGCTGTCGCTGCGATGTTCGACGCCGAGCGCCGTGCCGGGATGGCCGGACGCGACTTCTACACGGACCTCCAGAAGCGCGTCGACCTACGCATCGAAACGGTGCGCGCCGGACTGGTCGACCTCGCCGCCAGCGGGGCTCGCATCGCCGGGTACGGCGCCGCAGCGAAGGGCACGATGCTGCTCAACGCTCTGCGCCTGCCCGAAGGGACCATCGAATACGTCGTGGACGCGACGCCCGGCAAGCAGGGCCGCTACCTGCCCGGCGTCCATGTCCCCGTGCGGCATCCTGACGTGCTCGCTCAGGACCCGCCCGACGTGATCCTCGTGCTCGCTTGGAACTGGAGCTCGCGGATCGTAGAACAGCACCCCGAGTTCGGCGGGCGATGGCTCGTCCCGATGCCCGAGCTGCGCGACCCTACCGACCAGTCCTACCTCTACGGCAGCAAGGGCGCACCGTGATAGACCCTGAAGCCTTGGCCCAGAGGTACCCGACCGCAGAGTGGGCACGAGGCCGGGCCGTCAGCATCGTGGCCGACTTTCATCGGTTCTGGTACGACACCGACCGCTACGCCTCGGTCACCTGGTGGGGCCACGAGTGCTGGAAGGCACCGACTGACATGGTGATCTACGCCGAGCTGATCCACGCGCTGCGGCCCACGGTCATCATCGAGTGCGGCGTCTACCGGGGCGGTTCGTCGCTGTTCCTGGCGCACATGCTGGAGTTGCTCGGCCAGGGGCAGGTCATCGCCATCGACATCCACGACACCGACGACATCGGCCCCGACCCGCGAGGCCAGATGCGCCCAACCCATCCGCGCTTGCGCTACATCAAGGGCTCCAGCGTCGACACGCACGTGGTTGGGATGGTGGACTTGGCGTGCCAGGCTGACCCTGGCCCGGTGCTCGTGATCCTCGACTCTGATCACACCGCCCCCCACGTCCTCGCAGAGCTTCAGGCGTACGGCCCGCTTGCGACGGTCATCGTGGTCGAGGACACAGACCTGGGGCACGAGGTGATCCCTGAGTGGGGGCCTGGCCCGCGTGAGGCGGTCGATGAGTGGCTGGCCCGCAACCCGGACTGGTACGCCGACCGGGCGATGGAACGCCTGCTGCTGACCTGCGCGCCCAACGGGTTCCTACGGCGAGGCTAAACTGCGCTAAGGTCGGTCGACGTGTACCGCGAAGTCGAGAGCCAGATGGGACTGCACATCGGCTGGGAAGGTCCGTGCCTGGTCGATGGGTGTGACACAGCGGCCTCGTGCCGTGGCATGTGCGCCAAGCACTATCAACGGTGGCACCGGACCGGTAGCCCCGTTCGTCAACGCCGACTCACTCACGCCGAGGTGGCTACCGCAGCGAAGGCAGATGCACTCGTCGTGCTCTGGGGTTCCAAGATCCTTACTAGATCTGAACGCTCGATGGAGGTGCTGGGAATCACCGCTGACGACATCCGTGCGGCCCTCGCCCGTCGCAAGCCGCGGATGGATATGCCCAGAGCAGAACGTCGGGGGAGGAACCGGGGTGCTCCCACGGGGATGAAGTGGTGCAGCAGATGCAAGCGGATGCTCCCGCTCGATCAGTTCAGCCGCAACCGCTTGACGAAGGACGGGCATCAGTCGGAGTGCGCTAGGTGCATTCGGGGGCGAAAGAGGTCTGCCAAATGATCGTCGTCCTGCCAGTGCTGGACGCTGCCCGCGCCAGGTCGTGCGTCGCGTCGATGCACCCCGAGCTACAGCGCGCTCTGTTCGTCATCGACCAGACAGACCGTGGCCTCCGCAACATGCCGGGCGAGCTGCACCGCCCCCCGCCGCACACCCATGAGCGCGACTACCTGCCGCGCCGCAACATCGGGGTGGCCCGCTCCATGAACCTGGGCGTCACCCGGATGCGGGAGCGCGGCGACGATCTGCTGCTGTGGGTGTCCACGTCGATGCTGTTCGGCCCGGACGGCGGGATGCGCCTAGTCGAAGCCGCCGCCAGCGACGAGCTCGGCGTGGTCGGGATGCCATGCCAGTGGCACGCCGTCGCGCTGCACGCCGCCGCGTTCGACCTCGCCGGACTGTGGGACGAGGGGTTCTTCCCCGCCTACTACGAGGACACCGAGTGGCGCTACCGGCTCGCTCTCGCATCGGGGCGCCCCGCTCTCCCGACTGTGGAGGTCGGCGGCGAGGCGCGCGACGGGCGCGGCTACGACCGGCTGCTCGCAGTCAACCCTGGGCGTACCGTCGTCAACTTCGACGCCCACCAGGGCTACTACGCATCCAAGTGGGGCGGCTGCCCGCCCGACAGCGAGCGGTTCACGCACCCCTTCGATGACCCCAGCCTGCCGCTCGACTGGTGGGCGCCTGCCTCTAGAGAGGATCTGATCGAGCGCTACGGGTTGGGCCTGTGATGCAGGTGCTCGTCCTGGGCGGCGAATCGACGGGCGGGCATCTCACGGCCCGGCTGCTCAGCGCGGACAGCAAGCTGAAAGTCGTCCACTACTCGATGCCCCACGGCGGGTTGGATGAACGGCACTGGCCGACCGACCGTGAGCTGCGCGGCGCGACACCGGACGCCGTGGTCGTGACCATCCGGGCCTGGGGCCCGATGATGGCGAGCAAGGTCGTGCGGCACGAACCGGACCCGGCACGCGCCGAGGAGGAGGTCATGGAGGCGTACGAACGGATCTTCGCGTGGCTCCAGCGCAGAGCGCGTCGCTGGCGCTGGCTGGTCTACGAGGCGCTGGTAGCCGACCCCGAGACTGTCATGGAGAGCCTGTGGCGGTGGCTGGGGCGCCCGCCGCTGCCGTTGAGCGAACCCGTCGAGGACGCCGACGCCAAGTGGGCGTCGTGATCTGGGGCCTCGTTGCCCGCGCGGACGAGCGCGGCCTGGGCCGCATGACGCACGAGCTCTACCGGGCGCTGCACCCCGACCGCACGCTCGTCGTGCGCGAACCAGGCGCCGAGGCCAAGGGCTTCCCCGCGCAGCTGGACCGCTACCCCGGCGCAGCGGTCGTGACCTACGAGGGCGGGTTGGCCGAGGCCGCCTGCCGCGAGTTCCTGGCAGGGCTCGATGTCGTGTACCTGGCTGAGACTGCCTACGACCCGCGCTTCTACGGGTGGGCGAGCGAGGCCGGGTGCGCGACGGTCCTGGCGGTCATGCCCGAGTTCTACAACCAGGCTGAGCCGCCGCCCGCTGACGCTCTGTGGGTGCCGACGCCGTGGCGCATGGAGCACCTGCCCGCCCATACGCAGCTCGTCCCGGTGCCCGTGGCCGACGACCGCTTCCCGTTCACGGTGCCCGAGCGCGACGGCCCGCTCAGGGTGCTGCACGTCGCCGGGCACCGCGCTGCTGCTGACCGCAACGGCACGACGCTGCTGCTCCAGGCGCTGCGCTCCGTGCGCCAGCCGATGCGCGTACGGATGCTCACACAGGATCGCCTGCTGCCGCGCGCCAGTGTGCCGCGCCACGTCGACCTCGACTGCGAACCGGGAGGGCGGGCCGACTACTGGACGCTCTACGAGGACGCCGACGTGCTCGTGCTGCCACGCCGCTACGGCGGGCTCTGCCTCCCAGCGCAGGAGGCGATGGCCTCGGGCCTGGCCGTGGTCATGTCGGACTGCGCGCCCAACGACTGGTGGCCCACGCTGCGTGTCCCGGTGCGATCCTCTGGGTCGCTCAGAACCGCGGCTGGCGAGCTGCGCCTCCACTCAGCCATGCCACGAGAGCTCGCTCTCAGCCTCGACCGGCTGGCTGTGGACGGGGAGGCGCTGCGGACCCAGCAGGAGGCGTCGCTGGCGTGGGCCGAGGCTCACCGCTGGTCGGCGCTGGAGGGCATCTACCGGGCAGGGCTGGGCGACGCGGCGGGAGTCGCTAAAGCGCGCTAAGGTAGCGGCGTGATCGACGTAGACCTCTTCGGTGGGCCGGGCGGCTGGGACGTGGCAGCACGACGGCTGGGACGCACCACGGTCGGCATCGAATGGGACAAGGCCGCGTGCCAGACAAGGGCCGCGGCGGGGCATCTCACGATCCGTGCGAGCGTCGCTGACTACCCGCCCGAAGCGTTCGCTGGGCGCGTCGCTGGTGTCATCGCCAGCCCGCCGTGCCCAGCGTTCAGCCAGGCCGGGAAGGGTGAGGGGCGCGAGCACATCGCAGCACTGGTGCAGGCGGCGCACGACGGGGACTGGCTGGCACGCCCCAGCCCGGACCCGCTGGTCTGGTTGTCGCTGGAACCAGGCCGCTGGATCGACGTGCTGCACCCCGAGTGGGTGGCGATGGAGCAGGCGCCCGCGGTGCTGCCGTTGTGGAAGGCGTACGCGCACTGGCTGCGCGGCGGGGGCTACAGCGCATGGGCCGGTGTGCTGAGCTCGGAGCGGTACGGAGTGCCGCAGGTCCGCAAGCGCGCTGTGCTCATGGCCCACGCCTCGCGCCGGGTCACAGCGCCGCCCCCGACGCACCGTGGCTACGACCCTCGCCGCAAAGGGCCAGTGCCGGATGACCTGTTCGGCCTGCCGATGTACGTCACGATGGCCGAGGCGCTGGAATGGGGAGCGGACGCCCGCCCGGCACCGACATTGCACGCTGGGAAGTCAGGCGATGGTCGCATGTGGGGCTCAGACACTCATGGGTCGAGTCTCGTGCTCCAGCGGGAGATAGCCGAAGGCCGATGGCTGCGGCAGGGTAAGTCAGTCAACCGGCGACTGCATGATCCTGTGACCGAAGCGGCTCCGGTGATCGCGTTCGGCCATGATGCAGCGTCATGGGTGTGGGAGCGGCCTTCGACCACCATCGTCGGCTCGTTCCACCCCGAGATCGTCGCGGCACCCGGCTACCGCAAGCCAGGCGACCCGCCCCGGCAGGACACCCCCGGCAGCGTGCGCGTCACACTGGAGGAAGCGGCACGCTTGCAGTCCTTCCCTGACGGGTATCCCTGGGTTGGGAGCCGCACGAAGCAGTTTCAGCAGGTCGGCAACGCCGTGCCGCCGCTGCTGGCCGAGGCGATCCTGCGGTCCCTGGTGTGACCGCGTAGGCTCCGCGCCATGCCAGACCCATACCAGCCAGCTGGCCCGCCCCGCTATGCGGCCAGCGAGATCCGTGGCGAGCTCGACCAGTTCCTGTCCCGCCTGCGCGACCTCGGCGCCACCCCGGACGAGCTCGCAGCAGTGGCCCGCACCTGGGATGACCTCGACCCGGATGACTGCACGGACCCGGACTGCTTCACGCGCCGCCACCGCGACGAGTTGGCGCACGCCCCGGACGACCGGCTGCGCGCGCTGATCCTCGACGGGCGCGCAGAGTACGAGCACGGCACGACGACCCAGGAGGACGCGGACGCGCAGGCCAGGGAGGCGGCGTACCTGGCGGCGCTGGAAGAGGCTGCGGGCCGGATCGGTGGGAACGTGGCGAGCGTGCTGGATTGGGTGGGCGGCGACCCGGTGCGTGCTCGGGCGATGGTCGAGCTGGAGTCAGCCCCGGAGGGCGCCCAGCGCAAGACGCTGCTGGCAGCGCTACAAGCCCCGTAGCGGATCGGTGGCTATCCGCGCCCACGCGGCCCGCTCGGGAGCGCCTGGGGCAACCTGGGGGCGCCTCGTGGGACGCTAGGGAGGGTTCGTGATCCAGGCGTACGCCAGCTTGCCGCACTACCGGGAGCACCTGGCGCCCATCGTGGAGGCGCTGCCACCCGGAGTGTTCGGGGAGTGGTGGGCGCCGATGCGCCGCCCCTGGGGTCGCCCGCTCGGGCGCGAGGACCGCTCCGGGCATCTGTGGCTCGTCGCTGGGGCGTCGGACGTGCAGCGCCTCGGGCCCGGCGTGCCGTGCGTGCTCGTGAGCCACGGCGCCGATCAGAGCTACCACGGCGACGAGACTGCGGCCCGGCACCCGTCCTACGCCGGGGGCAACGGCATGGAGCAGGTGCGCCTGTTCGTGTGCCCGAGCGAGTCATCAGCGCAGCGCTGGCTGGCCCGCTACCCGGAGGCGCGGACGGTCGTGGCGGGGTGCGCGAAGTTGGACCGCTGGAATCGCGAATCGCGAATCGCGAATCGCGATTTCGCGAATCGACAGTCCGGCCCGCTGCGCGTAGCGGTCGCTATGCACTGGCCGAACAGCCTGTGCCCCGAGGCGGGGACGGCCTGGTCGCACTACCGCCCGGTCATGCCTGACCTGCGCGACGCGCTCGCTGCTCGTGGCGCTGAGCTCGTCGGTCACGGGCACCCGCGCTGGTGGCGGCAGTACCGCACCGACTGGGCGCGCATGGGTGTGCGCGCCGTCGAGGACTTCGCTGCGGTCATGGACGAGGCCGATGTGCTCGTCGTGGACAACAGCAGCACGGGCCCCGAGTTCGCCTCGACGCGCAAGCCGATCATCTGGGTGTCGGCGCCGTGGTGGCGGCGCGACGTGGATCATGGCGGTCGCTTCTGGTCTTGGGTGCAGGGGATGCCTCACGTCGAAGAGCCCGAGCAGCTGGTACCGACTGTGCTCACGGTGCTCGACCACCCGGAACGGCACGCCGCCGCGCAGGCCCGCATGGTCGCCTCCGTGTACGCGCACACCGATGGGCGGGCAGCGGAGCGCGCAGCCGCCGCCATCATGCAAGTACCGTTGCCGTCGTGATCCCGACAACGCGCCTCTTCGACGTAGCGCAGGCGTGCCTCGACGCCGTAGTGGACTACTACACCGCTGAGGGTCAGGACTTGCCCGAGCGCCGCTACGTCGCCAACGGGCTCCCCGCGTTCGATGCCACCGACGAGGGTCACTGCGACGGGCAGGTCACCGTGTTCGTGGAGTCGACGTACGGGATCGAAGGCAACCCGCTACAGGAGAACCCCAACGCCCTGCTCGGGGACGCCGGGCACGCCATGCGCGCGGCGGTGCTCGCGGTGACGATCATCCGGTGCGTGCCCACGGTGGGCGGCGAGGGGCACAGCCCGCAGATCCCTAGCGCAGCGGAGGAGACAGCTAGCGCCCGCGAGATATACGAGGACGCCGTGCTCATGTTCAACGCGCTGCTCTCAGGGGAACGGGCCGGGACGCTGCCGGGCTGCGGGTCGGTGGCGTTCCTGCGCTGGGTCAACGAGAACGCTCAGGGCGGCGTCGGCGGCGGCACGCTCCGGGTCGCGGTGTCGCTGAGCGACGCCTTCTGATGGCTGCCGTCAACACCGTCCGGCTACGCACGGCGGTGGGGCGCTGGGCGCGCGACGTGCACAGCGCCGCACTGGACGACATGCCGGACCGGATCCGGCCCTACGCACCCATCGACACGGGTGAGCTGCGCCGCTCGATCCGTCGCGACCATCGCATCACGTCGTTCGCCGCGGACCGTGTGAAAGGCCGTGTTGTCGCCCCGGTTGTGCAGGCCCGCACCACGGATCAGGGTTCGCCGCCGCATGTGATCCGCCCCAAGCGGGCTGGCGGTGTGCTCGTGTTCGTGTGGCACGGCCGGACCGTGCACTTCCGCCACGTCAACCACCCCGGCAACAAGGCGAAGCCTTGGTGGGAGCGGGCGGTGCGAGCCACCTGGGGCCCATCACTGAAGTACGCGGCTCTGAAAACGCGGTTCCGCCCGTGACGTGAGGGTAGGTGACTAAGGTTGCGGCATGACCGACACCGCACCCACCGCGCCAGAGCCCGTCACTGACGGCCTGGAGTTCGTTACCAACGGCATCATCAGATTCCACTTCTCTGAGGGCAAGACCGTGCGCGTCCGCCGCCCGTTCCTCGGGGAGCTGAAAGAGATACGCCTCGCCCTACAGGACGCGCAGGACGAGCTCGCCGGGCTCGCTGCCAGCGTCACCGCGGAGGGGCGCGACCTCCAGGCAGAGGCCACCGCGCTGTCCGACCGACTGCAGGCCAAGGAGGTCAGCAACGAGGACCACGCGCAGGAGCTGGCTGAGATACGGGCGCGCGACAGGTCGAGCGCGCAGAAGATGGACGCGGCCCGCGAGGAGCAGACGCTTGGCTGGTGGGCGCTCGTGTTCTCCACCCTGGCGCTGGACGACGTGCCCGACGCCATGCACTACCCGGCGTGGATCCTCGACCCTGGTCTACCGAACCGCTGCCTCAACCATTGGCGGTCGGTGCCCTCGGGCCCTGGCTGAGCCCCACCGCGCCACGCACGCTCATGGATGAGCCGTGGCGGACCGGTGGGGCGCTTGACGAGTTCACTCCGATCTACCTGTCGCTCGCCCGCACCACGCAGAACCACGGGCCTATCAGCCCGACAGAGGCGGACGGCATGGACCTGTCGCTCATCGCGGCGCTGATGGGTGTCGGTGAGCAGTTGGTGCAGCAGCGCGCAGCGTGGGACGCGTACGCCGTGATCCCTGATGTGCCGATGGTCCCGAAGAGCCAGGCTGCCGCTACGGACCAGGACGGGCAGGTACCCTCCGGGGCGTGAGCGATGTTGGGCTTGGCGCAACCCTAGAGCTGAGCATCACCCAAGCCCTCAACCGTGTTGAGCAACTGGGCCGGGCGCTCGACCAGATCACCAGCGTCACGATCAGCGCCGACGTATCGACTGTCTCCCCGGAGATAACCCGCGCAGTCGAGGCCGCTGACACCGCCATCGTCGTCACTGGGGACGCGACCGAGCTGACCGGCGAGGTAAATGCCGCGCTCGACGCGGCGGATACCTCCGTCACGGTCGATGTTGACGTTGATGTCGATGACAACGCGACAGCAGACCTCGGGCGCATCTCAGATCGGCTCGCGGGACTCACGGGCGAGCAGCGAGCCATCGTCCTCACCGCGAATATCAAGCAGGCTGAGCAGTCCCTTCGGCAACTGGAAAGGCAGCTTGGCGACGAGAGCCTGACCAACGAAGAGGTCCGGGTACTTGTCGATCAGAGCGGCGAAGCGACCCGCCGAATCAACACTCTGAAGCAGCAGCTCGACGGGATAGAGGACGTGTCGGTCGAGGCCGATACCACTCAGGCCCAACGCGCTGTGCGCGACCTCGGCCGCGAAGCCGACACGTCTGCTGGCGCCACGTCCCGGCTACGGCAGGCGCTCGCAGGGATCGGTGCCGCCGCGATTGCTAAGGGCCTGTTCGACGCGGCGCAGGCAGCATCGAACCTGGCTGAGTCCACGTCGAAGGCGACCGCCGTGTTCGGGGATGGCATACCCATCGTCCAGACGTTCGCCCGCGAAGCGGCAGACAGCATCGGCCTGTCCGAGCAGGCGGCCCTCGAAGCGGCGGGCACGTTCGGCAACCTGTTCCAAGCGCTCGGCGTCACGCAACAGGTCGCGACCGACCTATCCCCCAAGATCATCACGCTAGCGGCGGACTTGGCCTCGTTCGGCAACCTCGGTATCGAGGAGACACTGGAGAAGCTGCGGTCGGGTCTGATCGGTGAGGTCGAACCGTTGCGTGGGCTGGGCATCTCGTTCAACGCGGCGCAGGTCGAGGCCAAGGCTTTCGAGTTGGGCCTGGCCGCCGTGGGCGAAGAGCTCACCGAGGGCGACAAGCTTCAGGCCCGCTACCAGCTCATCACCGAGCAGTCCTCCATCGCGGCGGGCGACTTCGCCCGCACGAGCGAGGGCCTGGCGAACCAGCAGCGCAAGCTGACCGCCGAGTTCCAGAACGCCGTCGCCGCAGCGGGCCAGGAGCTGCTGCCGACGCTGCTCGACCTCGTGACCCTCGCCCGCGAAGATCTGATTCCAGGGTTCGGGGAGCTCGCTGAGAACGTGCTGCCCGCGCTGGCCTCGATCTTTAGCGACCTAGCACCCCTGCTCGGCACGTCACTCGACCTGCTGGTGCTGATGTCCCCCGCCCTGGGTGCCATCGCCGCCGTCCTCGA